TCAAAGACAAGCTCTCTGTGGTAAGTCCAAAAGAAATAATACGCTCTGCAAAGGAACGACTGCCCGGTGCAAAGGGGTATGCTGAGGCAATGTTTATCATTTACACAAGAAAAATCAAGTACTGCTATTTGAACATAAACGACATATATAATGTGGATAAACCCAAGAAGAAAAGAAGACCGACTGAAGAGCAATCGGCCTTAGATGATATGTTATTTCCGGTGTAAAAGATGATATATGTAATGGCTGATATACACGGACATCTTGAGCGTTTTGAGTCAATAATGAAGCAAATAAAACTACAAAAAGAGGATACTTTATATGTCCTCGGTGATGTTATTGACAGGTATCCTGACGGACTTCGCATACTCAGGAAACTTATGCAGATGGAAAATGTCAAAATGCTTAAGGGCAACCACGAGCATATGATGATGGAATCCATCGGAAATTGTAAAGATGCCGCCGAAGAGAAAGAAAAAACCAACTGGAAAATGCGTAGGGTATGGTATAGAAACGGTGGCATTGGCACACACAATTATTTACTCCACATTCGTAAAGATGTACGAGCAGAGATATTCAAATTTATTTCACAGCTTCCCATTAACATTGATGTTGAAGTTAACGGGATAAAATACAAATTGGTACACGCCTCTCCGATAGAAAACTTCGGATTAGACGATGCGGACTATATGAATTACTTTGATGAGAACGAGTTTGCTGTGTGGGAGCGTTGGACGAAAAACCAACCTGTCCCTGAAGGTTATACAATGATTTTCGGGCATACTCCCACAGCTCATTTTCAACTCGATTATCCCTTTTGCATATGGAAAGGGGAAAATGCTATAGGCATTGATTGTGGTTGTGGTTATGAAGACGGCCGACTTGCTTGCTTAAGGCTTGATGATATGAAGGAGTTTTATTCAGACTGATTAAGTGTTATTTCGTGACCACTTATGAATTTATACACAAGCCTTCCATCGTGGTATGCGGTTACGGTGTCGATGCCGGACATCCATAGTCGACTGTCAAATTCGGAGATAAATTCAAGCTCCTTTAGTTTGAACATAAAGGCACTAAGAGCGTCAGCATTTCTTAGGCGTTCTTGTTTTAAGGCTTGTAGCCTTTCAGCCTTTTCTTTTGCCTTTTGGTATCTGTCAACATAGCCGTCATATTTAGCGTTGAACTCTGCCTGACTTATAGCTCTTGATGAGTTTTCTTGAATGCATTTTTTGGTAAGCTCTGCCACGATTTCTATTTCCTGCAAGGTTTCAGTTAGCTCTGAGTCGAGCTCTTCTGTGCCTCGTAGAGTACTTTGAATAATGCGACAATTGTCGAGGACATCTTCTTTGTTTTCAAGCAGTAGGTTAATGGCAGTAATGAACCCAACACGGATGGCTTCCCCGTCAAGGGTGGGTGTCTTACAGCCGTTGTTGAACTTGCTGTTGCATTGCCATATTGTGCGGCGGTATTTACTGTTTGAATGCCACACTTTTGAACCGTAGAATTCCCCACAGTCACCGCAGACAATACGGCAAGAAAGAATATCGTTACAGCGATATTTACCTTGGAGGCGTTTCCTTCGGTCAAGTTCTCGTTGGACAGCTTCCCATTCGTCAGGCGGTATTATTGCCGGGTGACTGTTCTGAACATAATACTGTGGAACTTCACCCTCGTTTACCTTTTGCTTCTTAGTTAAAAAGTCTACTGTAAACTTCTTTTGAAGCAGGGCATCACCCTTGTATTTCTCGTTTGTGAGAATACTGTCGATGGTGGACTTTCGCCATTGCTCTTTGCCTGAAGGTGTAGGGATGCCTTCGGCTTGAAGCCTGTTTGCAATTACGGACAATGTTAAACCATCAAGGAACAATCGATAAATGTATCGTACAACCTCTGCTTCCTCCTGTACAATTTCAGGTAGGTCGTTTTCACCTTTTCTGTAACCGAGGAAGTTTTTATAAGGGAGACTGACCTTGCCGTCTGCAAAGCGTTTTCTCTGTCCCCATGTTACATTTTCGGAAATTGAACGGCTTTCTTCTTGAGCAAGGGAAGACATGATTGTTATCATTACCTCACCTTTGCTGTCAAAGGTATAAATGTTTTCTTTTTCAAAGAACACCTCAACACCGTGTTCCTTGAGCTTTCTTACATTAACAAGGGTGTCAACTGTGTTACGAGCAAATCGGCTGATTGACTTTGTTATGATGAGGTCGATTTTGCCGTCCAAGGCATCCTTTATCATTTCATTGAACCCGTCTCGGTGTTTTGTGCTTGTGCCTGTTATACCTTCATCGGTATACACCTTTACAAACTCCCATTCGGAGTTGTTTTTAATGAACTCTGTGTAGTAATCAACCTGTGCTTCATAAGAGGTGAACTGCTCATCAGAATCGGTAGAAACACGAGCATAACCGGCGGTTCTTCTTTTTACTACGGCATCGTTAGGTGCCATTGTCACTATGTTTATTGTTGGTGGTATCACCGTTACTTTTCTTGGTGTCATTGTTTACTCCTTTGCTTGATTGCTAATTGGCGAGCTTTTTCTTTCATTTCAGGAGTCCAACTTTGACTCCTTGATTTAGCCTCCCACTCCTTTGTTACCTGCTCTCCGTTTTGAAGTGTAAAGGTTAAGGAATGGTCAAAAGCCATAATATCTACCACGCTATTAAACAAATCATCCTCTGTAAAATCAGGGATGCCAATGACCTCGGCGGTAAGTCTGTAAAGGGTATCTTCCGGTATGCGAGGCTCATGGCAGTATTTTTTGCCTTTGGAAAGGAAGGTTGTGCAATTCCAAAAATGTCTGTTGTTTTGACATCCCCTGCGGTAGTTTTTACCACATTTACCACACCTTATATAACTTGTAAACATTGTGGTGGTGTGGTGTGAGTAACTTTCGCAGGCTTTTGCTTTTTCTGCCATAACAACTTTAGCCTGTTCAAAGGTATCTGAATCGATAATAGCTTCGTGGGTATTCTCGGCATAATACTGTGCGAGTTGACCTGTGTTCTTGAGCTTCTTTTTCTGTAAGTGATTGTTCATGTAGGTTTTTTGGAGCAGGGAGTTGCCGGTATACTTTTCATTTCGAAGCATACAAGCAAGTCTATAGGCATTCCACATTTTGCCTCGTTTGGTAGTGTAGCCACGAGCGTTTAAGTCCTCTGCTATTGAGTTTAAGCTCTCGCCATCAATAGCTCTTGCAAAAATCTCTTTGACTATAACTGCCTCGGTCTTGTTAATTACCATCTGCTTGTTTATCTTGTCGTAACCGTACATGTCACTCATGCAGAAAATCTCGCCCTCTTCAAAGCTCTTCCTTATACGCCATTTCAGATTTTCGCTTGCTGAAAAACTTTCTGCTTGTGCATAGGAAGCAAGGATTGTCAGCATAAGCTCTCCGTCAGAACTTAAGGTGTGGATGTTCTGTTCCTCAAAGAAAACATCAATTCCGAGAAGTTTTAATTCACGGATTGTTTCAAGCAAGGTTACTGTGTTCCTGCAGAACCTCGAAATACTCTTAGTGAGTATTCTGTCGAGTTTACCTTCCCTACAATCTTTGAGCATTCTTTGGAACTGCTCTCTGCCGTCTTTTGTGCCAGTGAGAGCCTCATCAGCATACACACCACAATAAAGCCAACCGTTGTGGTTTTGTATCAGGTCGCTGTAGTAACTGACCTGAGCTGACAGGGAATGCCTCATAGCATCCTTTCCGGTGGAAACTCGTGCGTATGCCGCCACCCTTTCTGCTTTCGGCTGAACGGGTATGAAGGTGTTTACTTTGGTAATGATTCTCTGCAATAAATCGCCTCCTTGTAGTGTGACATATTAACTCTAAAGCGTGTTATTATCAAGTAAATATGGCTCTTTATCTCGGAATACACTACACAAAGATAACCCGTATTTTTTGGTCATAATTGTATCAATTTTGTCGTACTCTTGTCTTGACAAAATGCCCTGATGGTAGAGCCTGTTAGCGATATTCATAGCGAGCCTGTAATTAAAAACTTTTATCTTTAAATCATCCATAAAATCACCCCTTCCTACGAGCATCGGCATAGCATTTTCGAGAACAGTATTGCTGATGCTTTGATTTATAAGTGTGGAAGGTTTGGCGACAGGATTTGCAAACCTGCGTGTGACTCGGAAGACTGCGGTTAGCACTTTTGTTGTGGTTCCACCATGTGATGCGGCATTTATCACAACAGAACAGTTTTTTCTTTCTGTGCGGATGCTGTTTTATAGGTTTGCCACATTGTAAGCACACATCGTTTTCTTTGGTACAACAATAATAAACTTGTCGATACGACACCTTTAAAATGTCTGCGATTTCCTTACAGTCTTTACCGTGAGCGTAGAGCATTTTGATTTGTTGTTTTTGATTTTCTGTAATCATTAAAGAGCACCTCCTACCTTTAGGCCACGGCAGGAGGAAAAGTAAACGGCCTTGGAGTGATAATTTTGATTTTTTATATTTCGGACATGCATTTTTGTCATGAAAACGTCATCGGGTTTGACGATAGACCCTTCGTAAGCGTAGAGAAAATGAACGAGACTCTTGTTGAAAATTGGAATAGTCGGGTCAGCGAAGAGGATACAGTATATATCCTCGGTGACGGCTTTTGGAAAAACGAAGAGAACAGCGTAAAACTGATTCAGAGGCTTAACGGTCACAAACACCTCATCCGTGGTAACCACGACAGAGTTAACGGAAGGCTAAAGGACTATTATGAGTCCATTGAATCTTACGGGGAAGTAAACGATGAGGGGCGGTTAGTTATCCTCTCACACTACCCAATGCTTTTTTATAAGAATCAGCGGTACGGTGCCGTTATGCTTTACGGACATGTACATAACTCTGTTGAGTGGCGGTTGGTAGAGAAGTTCAAGGAAAACATATGGGATATGAGAATTCCCTGTAGGCTGATAAATGTTGGCTGTATGATGAAGTACATGGACTACACACCTCGCACCTTGGACGAGCTATTAAAATCAAACTCCCACCCACCAACAGATAAAGGTAAAATTACAGCGACCCTCAGAAGAAAAATTCTGAGAAATGCAATTCAATGCAAGCTGTGTGGTGATGTCATCGAGTCAAAGTACCGACACGACTATGTAACCTGTAGCTGTGGTGCATGTACAGTTGACGGCGGTCACGACTATTTAAGAAGGGGTTTTAAGGAACGAGACTGCTATGTTGACCTGTCAGAAACAGAAATAGTAGAAGTGGAAAGATGGGACGATAAAAAATGAATTCACAGAAGTATTACGCTCTGACTCTCGATAACTACGCTACACCGGGTTTTATTTCCTGCAAAAAGCATTACTTCGGAACGCTTGATGACGTGGCTACCTTTGTTGAAAATCTAAAACAAGAGGATAACCACACAAGCGTTGTGGAGGCTTTTGAAAAATACAAAAGTGGTGATGTTAATGTTACTCATAATGTGGCATACAACCCGTGTCCGTTTTTAACTCCGGTAACCTTCCACCACATGGGAGAGCAGAGGTTTAAAAACAAGAAGTGGGTACACATAAATATCTATGGGTTTCCCTACGAAATGCACGCTGACAAAATAAAAGTAGAAAAGGCAATCATCACAAGCAATAGGAACTATTATCTGTGTATTAAGGTTGAGTTTATAAACCTCTCGTACAAGGACGAATTTGCACCTATGAGCAAAAGACTTATTCGGCACGGGTGGGGGTATCCGCACGTCCTAAATTATGAGAAAAACCAAGAGGGACAGAGGGTGACAAGAACACAGTTTTTTCATCCCATTAGGAGGTGCTACACTTATGCTGAAGCAAAGCATGTTTGCGAACATAAAAGGATAAAGTTTGACCTGATAATTGATGATATATTTGCAGATGGTTAGGAGGATTAGTAATGAAAAACGAGTTGAATTTAGAGTGGTATGTGTATATAAACGAGTCAAGTTCAAGTAAAATTGTGGTTCATAATGTCTTTAATCATGGTCGGTTTTACGAAGCTATAACGAAGAATTATAAAAAATATAAAGACAATAAAGAGGAGTTTTTGAAGGAACTCAAAAGGGACTTGACATATTACTATTGGTGTAAAGCCGAGTGGGAAGTTGAAATCAGTCCTCTGTTTTTATATAAAGAAGAGCGTGGAAAGAAAGTGGATGTATACAGTCAAGTTTTTAACAATTGGGAGCATTTTTCGGAATATGTATGGCGGAGGTTTTCTGAAGGCAAAAAAAGAAAGCCCACCGAGAAATAAATCCCGATGGGCCGAAGTTAGATATTAAACTTTTTTAAGATAAGTAGAACTGCAGAAACCTGTATAGGTAACCTTGTTGTAAGTGAACTGTACATAAAGCCACTTAACACCAGAAGCTGTGGTGTAGTAGCCGTAGCACTGTACTTTTGTGTTCTTAGGGATTGCTACCATTACAGCCTTCTTTGTACTTGCACCGTTTCTCACATTAAGGCCATCATCGGCGGTAACCTTATATGTACCTGCGAGAGTCTTTGAGAAGCTCTTTGCCGGGTCGGTAGCCTTCTTTGTGGTGGTTTTGGTGGTTGTAGTCGTTGTAGGCTTCTTTGTGGTTGTTGTGGTAGTGGTCGCAGTGGTCTTCTTCTCAAGCTGAGCGTTTACCTCTTTTGCAATCTGACCGTGCAGGTTGTAAAGGTAATCGCCGGGACAGGACTTGTTTGCGAACCAGCGGTGAACTGTCATATTCTGCTTTGATACCTGACCGATGAGAGACTTGTCACCTTTCCACAGGAGCTTCTTGATGCCGTTACGCTTACAGATATCAACAAGCAACTTGATGAGTGCTTTGTAAGCCTTGTCGGTTACCTTGTAAGGGTGATAGGTGTCTGAAGCTACCTCAATGGTGATAGCTCTGTTGTCGTTTGAAGCTGAAGATGTACACCAACTGCGGTCTTTCTCTTCAACATAGAGACCGATTCTACCATCCTTGTCTACACCGTAGTTTGAGGATGCCTGTTTTGAGGGACTTGCAAAAATGTTACCGAGGGTCTCGGCTGAACATTGACCGACAACACAATGGATAGAAATGGTGTCGATTTTGTGGTTTCTTGGACTGTTTCTGTTAGGGGAAATTTTCTTGTAGTTTACGAGTTTACTGTTTGTGTATGCCATAATTAAACCTCCTTGTTGTTTGTAATCTCAGGTAAACCTGCAATGGATGTGAGTAAAGATAAAATGCCGGCGAGCAATGAAGCCGAACCAACTGCAATCCAGTTGACCTCGTTCATTACTGCCGACACTCCGATAGTTGCGACTGCCGTCTGAGCCACCGTTTTTATGGCTCTAATTCCGGCACATTTCGCCCAAGTTAAAAGTTTTTCTTTCATTAAGCATCTGTCCTTTCTTCATCGTTTGGTGGTAATTTCGGCAAATTTCGAATTTCATTCATAAGGCCTAAGACAAAGGTGTTACCCTTTTCTTTTTCGTAAATGCCGTACCTCTTTTCAAGGCAATCAAGGGAGTAATCATCAATCCAACCTTTCTCATACACAAAGAAGTGATGTTGCTCGGTGATGTATGCTTTGATTGCTTCTCGATCTGATTCAATGAGCATCTCAATTTGCCTATTTATTTTTTCAAACCCTCTATCGACAACCTCTTTCTCGTTATAGAACTTATTTAGGTCTTCTATATCTTCTCGCAGTTTATCCTCTTCTTTTTTACTGGTGTAGTGTTTATGAGAGAACTTTGATAATCTCTCTTTGAACCAGTCCTTAATAATCAAGGCCTCTTTAACTGCAAGCACTAAGATTACGAGAAAAACGATGATGTCTGTTAGAGAGTATTTGCCGAGTAATTGTTCCATTGCTTATTCCTCCTGCGGTAGTTCAGGGTCAGGCACGGTAGGTGTGTCACCCCATACAGCTAAAACTGCAAGAGCATATTGTTCGGGGATAAGCTCCGGTAGTTTTTGTCTTCCAAGCTCGGAGTTAGCACAAGAAATTCTCTGCTTTGCACCGACCTTTGTTATAAGACCGTTAATATCAGCGAAGGTCTGAATCAAAATGTTAACGCTGTTTTTGGTAAGCTCGGTTAAGGTGTATTCGTTATAGGTTTTAATGTCCGCCATAGTTATCCTCCTTATCTGTATTTGTAGGTTAGTGTAAATGCGATGGTTGGGTCGTCTGCTGTTGCGATAAGTGAGCCGTCCATTCTTTTGATTTCAATTGTTGATATGTTTGAGAGCATAGTCGTTGAAACAATGTAATGCTTTTTACCAATTGCGATTGTTGAAGCTACACCATTGACACAAGCCACCGGAAGACTATAAAAAACAACGCCCCACCCATCAATGAGTGCGGCATTTGCTGTGATTGTGCAGTAGTCACCTGCAAGCTGATAGTAGCCTCTAATAAGGCAGTTAGGATTATCTGAATACCAAGCCACATTATCCTTTGTAATAGTCCCTCTTTCAAAATCGGCTTTCTTTGTTGCAATCTCAATAAGAGCATCTTCGAGTGATAGACTCTCATAATGATTATCTATATCAACGATGCTTACTTTTTTTGCCGGTATAGTTGTTGCTTGTGAAAATGTTTGATTAACGACACTTATACGCCACCATATACCAGTTGCTATGTTGAGCATCATTAAAATGTTGGTGCTGGTATTAGCAAAACCAATACAGTTACCATAATTGATATTTGTAGCCATAGAACCGGCAAAAGTATCTACGAAATAAAGTGCATCATCATTAAGGTCTATAGGAAATTCATCCCACGAAGCTACAGTGCCGTATCTAAATAGCTGTATTTTGCTATCAATCATAGTCTGTAAAATAGAATCGAGATTTCTGTATGCTATGGCATTCGTAGCCATCTTTTGATTTGTAATTGCACCATTAGCAATTTTAGTTGTTCCTACAGCTTGACCGGATATTTTGTCACTTGTTACAGAACTTGATGCCAGTTTGTTAGGAGTTACAGCACCATCTTGAAGTTCCTTTTCACCGACAGCATCGTCTGCGAGCTTTTCGTTTGTAACCGCATTTGTAGCAATTTTAGCGGAGGTTACAGATGAGCTACCCAACTTTGCGGCAGTAACTGCACCAGAAGCGATTTTTGCGGAGCTAACAGCACTTGAAGCGATTTTTGAAGCTGTGACCGAGCTGTCCTTAAGGTGTGTTGAGGCAATTACATTTGGTGCATCATCGAGTTTTGATTTGATAATGTCAACGATAGTTAATCCTGAAAAGTCAATCATCAAGTCACCCTCAATAATTGAGCGTTCAACTAAGGCTATAAGGTTGCGTGTGTATAACACTTCCTGATTGTTATTTTCATCTGTTTCAACAAGTTTAATCTCGATGTTGAGCTGTCCATTCAAGGCGGTCATATTGGGTGTGACCGGCACATATATGGCAGTACCGCTTGAAAAGCCATGTGCTTCGCTTTCAACCAAATAACCGTTTATTGTGGCATTGTATAAAACAGTACAGCCTGAAACTTCAAGAATTTCGTTCTTGTCTGTAAGAGTGATTTTTAACCTTATGCTGTTTTCATCACCCTGATGAAAGCGGATATTTTCTACCGGATGTCCTTGGGTTACATCAATGGTTATTTCTTTATCGATAAGCATTAGGAATATACCTCCTTTTATCTAAAATAATATCTGCAAGAGAGGTCTTGGAACTGCCAACGGTTAGGCTCTTCCATCGACCGCTTAAACAGTCGTATACAACCTCAGTAATTTTGGCTGTTGTTGTAGAGTTGAATTTATCAAGAACAACTGTGACCTCATCGCATAAAGCAAACTCCTGCATTTGAGCGAGCTCACTTTCAACATTAACAACAATGTTGACTTCGAGGTTTTCAAGGGTGTTCTTTTTTACATAAAGCTGTGCATAGTTTGTCATAGCTTGTTCTGCTTCAGCATAGCCTTCACCTGCATCGTGACCTTGATTGTCAGAGCTTTCATTTGGGTAAACTCTGTGGGCATAAACAACCATCTCTTTTAATTTTTCTGTGCAATCGAGCAAGTAAGTTCTTATGCCCACACACTCGTGTACCGGTATCTCATAAATCGGTGCATACAAAAGAACAGAACCACCGGTAGCCATATCTTTCAAAGATGCATATGGTAGTATGCGAGAGTATGTGTTTTCCGAGGATTCTGTTTGGGTTGCTGAAGAGATGTTCTGCCCATATTTAAGTTTGTAGTCACGCTTTGTGCCACGCTTTTTACACAAGGTGATTTTGAAATTATCGTAGTAGTATTCACCACCGAATAGGTCAACGAAAGAGCCGTCAGTACCTGCGAGAATATTGCCAAATAAAGCAGGAGATGCAACTCCTAAAGTGAGCTTCTGAGTAGCGGTAATGTCGGATGTAAAGGTAAATAAGTTTGAGTCGCCTGTCTCTGTTAAATATGTGTTTTCAAGCTCTGCATAAATTGTTGCAGGAGTACCTTCAAGGTAACCACCATCACCGGTAGAGATATTGCTACAGGCTTCTGTTTTTATATGATGGGCATAAATGGTATAGGTGTTATCTGTGTTCTTTTCAATCTTTGTTATTCGGAAATACTGTTCGCTGTCGTGGGGGTTGGGTTTTACCTTGATGTATTTCTGCACCGTTATATACGGAGCAATATCATCGTTAGTTGTGGTTGATAAAGACAGAGAATACTCTCCATTTCGAACCTCTTTTACCTCACAAGAGAAGCAACTTGAGAAGCGACCTAAAAACACACCACCTGTTGGAGTTACAGACTCATAGAGTGCAGGTTGCATTACAATCGCCTCCATCGTGGTGTGATTTCAAACCCTGCCCATTTAGACCATCTGCCCCCCAAGGTGATGTTTGTGTTGCCGTGTTCTAAAGGAGCAGGTATTGGAGCATCAACATACTTGTATATCTCTCCAGTTTTATCGTTTATGACACAGGCTTGTTCTTTTTCGCAATCGATATACAAGGTGTCATAAACGCTTGAGTATGGGATTTTAGAAAAGGAGTACCTTTTGCCATTGAATTCAAGTGAAAAAGAGGTGGTTTCAATAGTAGTGCTTTCTGAAAACACTTTCACTTTGATGATGGGCTTTGCAGGTTCCGGGTAAGGATTGTTAAGATTTATGCCTGAATAAATCATCGTATCGTGATTGTCGGTCGATACCGGGATTAAGCCAGTTTTAGAGTACCAAAAAGGCACACGACTAAAGTTAAGAGTGGCGGTGTGTATCCTCCTTAACTGCTTTTGAATTTCACCAAAGTTTGTAAGTACCGCATAGGTTATAAAGCCGGGATGATTAGTATCTTCAAACTCGTAGTAACCGTTTTGTTTGTATGCGAGCCAGTCGATAAACAACAGCTCAGGCATAATCTGTGTGTTAGATTTTCTGTTAATAAAACCAATGTTTCTTGAGAATTCCACATTGTTGTAGAAGCCGTTGTCTAAACATTCACATCCGCTTCTGCCGGGAATTTCTTTGAGGGTGATGTTGCGAGTGGCTATATCAATTGGGGAAGATTGTGTGATTACACCGCCAAACTGAGATAGCCACCTGTCACCAAACTTAAAGTCCTCTTTCATTAACCAAAAGCACCTCCCTTGTTCATGATGTCACGAGTTAAAATGTCTGAAATCTTACGAGCCACATATTCAATGTCGAGGTCGTCCTTTATAGTTACACCACCAAACTGAATGATGTTCTGAATAGGAGCTACACCGCTTTGTGAACCCGTGTCTTGGATAGAACCTCTTACACCGCTTGTGACATTAGCGATTACATCGGTGTCGAATTCTGAAGGAATAGCGTGCTCCATATCGGAGGTTACACCCTTCATAGCAGATGTAAAACCTTCACCAACACCTAAAGCTAAGTTCTTACCAACCTGATTTTTAAATACAGTCGATGGCGAGTGAATACCAAAGAAACCTTTGATGCCGTTAAGGATGCTCTGACCGAAGCCTTTAATTTTATCCATAACCCATCCGGCGGCATCGCTGATACCACTCCACAGACCTTTTACGAAGTTCAAACCAACCTCGGCAATTTTGCTGACACCGTTTTTCAGAGCCTTAACAATGGAAGTAATAAGCTGTGGGATTTTCTTAACGAGCTGTGGGATAGCCTGTATAAGACCTTTTGCCAAACTTACAATCATCGTGATTCCCATTTTTATAATCAAAGGAAGGTTGTTCAAAATGGCATCGAGGAATTTTTTGATAATGACCGGAATATACCCAATGAGCTGAGGAAGGGCCTCAATAATACCATCAAGCAAACTCATAAGAAGGCCGATACCTGACTCGATTATCAAAGGCAGGTTTTCTAAAATGGCATTCAACAGACCTTCAATGATAAGAGGAATAGCCTCTACAATGCCCATAATGATTTCCGGCAAGGCACCAATCAGGGACATAAAAAGCTGTATGCCGGCTTCGATTATCTGAGGGATAGCCCCTAAAATAAAGTCGATTATGCTTGTTATAAGCTGAGGCAGAGCTTCAATTAAAATAGGGATAGCACCTAAAATGCCCTCAACCAAGGCTAAAACAAGCTGTAAAGCCGCTTCCAAAACCATAGGAAGATTATCGATAAGGGTTTGTACGAGCTGAACGATAATCTCAACAACCTGTGGGATAAGAGTCGGCAAAGCACTCGCAATGCCCTGAATCAAAGCTACAATTATCTGAAGGCCTACCTCCAAAATCTGAGGAAGCAGGGATAAAAGTGTATTTACAAGCTCTCCAACGACCTGCAAAATTACAGGAACAAGTGAAGGCAGGGCGGTTAAAATACCCTCTGCTAACGACTTGATAATCGCAGGAGCATTTTCTAAAATCGCCGCCAATAAGAGACTTAACAATTCAAGTATTTTAGGGAGTATTGCTGTAAAACTTTCTATGACAGAAGATATACCGGCTTTGATTTGCTCACCGGCTGTATCACTACCTGCCAAAAGGTCTGACAAGCCATACATAATAGACGAGAAACCGGGGAGGAGTTCTCCCATCATATTGTTTTTGAGACCTGTAAATGTACGGGATAAAGTATCAAGTGAATCCTGAAAACCTGCAGATGCTTTTACCGCCTCATCGGACATTACAAATCCGAGCTCGTGTGCGGCATCCTTAAGTTCCTGTGTTGACTCTGCTGTCTGATTAAACAAAGGTGTTAGGTTCTGACCACTCTTACCGAAGAGGTCATTTGCCAACGCCGCCCTTTCTGTTGAATCGGACATTCCCTGCATACCGGCAATAACTGCCTCAAAGACTTCTTCTCGTGACATACTGTTTAAGTCACTCATAGAAAGTCCTAACTTTGCGAAGCGTTCCTCTGCCTGAGCACTCCCGTTTTTAGCATCGTCAATCTGATTCGTTAGGGTTTTAAGACCTGTGGTCATTGAGGTGATTTCAACACCCGACTGACTGAGGACATAGTCCCATTCTTGATAGGCTTCGGCACTTAAACCGAGTCGCTGTGAAACCTTATCGATTTCGTCACCGGCTTGAGCAGTATCGTTTGCCATATCCCATACCTTTTTACCTGCGGCTACTGCCGCCGCACCGATAGCCGCCATTGATGCCGCCAAAGCCGCACCGACCTTTTTAACGGTGCCTCCCAACTTTGAGAATTTGCCGTCAGTTTGATTAAGCTCATCACCTAAATCGTCAACCTCTTTAGCTGTATCATCAAAGCCTTTTTCGGCGGCATCTAATGCTTTATTGTTTTCGTCAAGCTCACGCTCCATCTTGTTTAAGGTGGCATTAGCGTTGTTAAGCTGAATCTGCCAAGCCTGAGTTCGTTTATCGTTTTCACCGAAGGAGGCGGCAGAGTTAGCGAGAGCTTTTTCAAGCACAGAGACCTTTTCTTTCTGTGCTTCTATTTCTTTATTAAGCACCTGATTCTTGGCAGTGAGAGCCTGAACAGATGAGTCATTTTTAGCAAACTGAGAGGTAGCCAATTTCATCTCAGAACCAAGTACTTTGAAATTACGGTTAATATCCGCTATGGCACTTTTGAATTCCTTTTCACCTTCAAGTCCGATTTTCAGACCGAAGTTATCTGCCATGTTACCTCACCTCCGTTTGTTAAATTCCGTCCGGGATAATGTCATCAATAAAGACCTCTTGTTTAGGTTTGCTGTGACCTAAATATTGCTTGTGACATTCCCATAGGTCGAGTAATAAGCCAAATGGCATAAGCCACACCTCGTCAAAAGAAAAGCCAAGGTGTGTAGTGCCGTAATATAAAAGTCGAGTAAACAACTCTTCATCGCTTACTCGACTACCTCGTTTTTTGAGTCAGTTAACTCACTTTCAATGTTTCTCTTTGTGCCTTTATACAGGGCCTCCATAATTGCTGATTTATATTCAGCAAGTTCGTAAGGAGTAGTGAGCAGTTCAATTGCCTCTTCTGTTAAAAGGTCTTTCTTATCATCCTTGCTTTTAAGGTTGTGGATTAAGATTGACTGATTTGCAAGAAGAACAATCAACCACACAATTTCACCAAGAGCCATTTCAAAGTTCTCGGTTTTCATAAGTTTTTCACCAAGGTTCTCAAGACCACCATAGCGACCTGCGATTTCCTTTGTTGCTTTGGTAGTGAGCATAAGTGTATACTGCTCACCGCCTACTGTAATAACAGCACTTCTATCAGCGTTCATTGATTAGTCCTCCGTTGTTTTAGTAGAAGCCGTAGGCTCATATACTTTCGAATACCATCCAGAGATGATGCTTGCAGATACACCATCGCCTTCAGTTACTTCCGCTTTCCAAGGATGCTTGTTGTTTGCATCTGCCTTGTTACGGCAAAGCACAGTACCCTCAATAGTAGGAGTTGAGAAGGTAATGGAGTCGGCCTTTGTTGCAAGAGAAGTGGCAGGGATACCGAAGATGACTCTGTAAAGCCAAAAGTATTTATACTTGCCGTTTGACTTTCTTGCTCTGAAACCGATAGCAACAGGAGTGCCGGAATCGTCACCGCCGGACACGAGAACATTGTTACTGTCCACAGTAGCACCAGTTAAGATTGAAGCGGCAGTAATACCAATATCATCTACACCAAGTGAGATTGTGCCGGACTTAAATTCCTTGATAATCTCTGCGGCACCATCGTCTGCATACAGAGTTGCTTCTGCAAGCTCAACAGACAGTTCAGCGGAGATAGCTTTTGCAAGCTGTACCGGAGTAGCATAGGTTTCGTTACCTTCTGCATCTTCGGTGATGGTTGAATAATAGAGTTTGTCTAAACCTATAGTTGCCATAATTAAAAATCCTCCAATTCATAAAATTTAGCTACATCAATAGCGTAGTGGTGGTACCCGGATTCAGCATCGAAGCCAAGGTACCGCTTGTCGGTTATATAAAAATCCAAAGCCAGTAAGCTGTGGAGTATTTTGTATTTAAGTTGCAGATAATTCTGCTTTGTAAAAAGTGAAATCCTGACCTCCTGTGTTTCGTAGGTAGGCTTATTGTCAGCGTGAAGTTCAGAGGTATCCACGAGGGGAACAAGCACCACATAATCGTCAGGAGGTGGCTGTGTAAAACTGACCGTTTCCATAGGGATTTCCAAGGTAGTAAACACCTTTTTAAGCTCCTTAAATATATTCATAGCTTTTTCACCTCGTCCTCAAATGTTGTCTGCATTGTTTCAATGCATTTTGCTTTTGTTGCTCTTTGTGCAGGTGTAAGGAAAGGTTTAGCCGGCTGTCCTGCTTTGCCGTATTCGATGATGTTGCCGAGTTTAGCGTTACTGCCGCCGTCTTTTCTCGGTTCGCTAAAACCGATTTTGATGTTGTAGTTTCCGTTTTTATCAAGCAACACACCAGACATACCAAACGAACTCTCAAGCTCACCTGTGGAGCGTGATTCGTAGGCGGTATTGTTACCCACAACGGATTTTAAGTTGGACTTTGCTTTTGCAAACACAACCTCACCGCCGGCGGTTAAAACCTTCTTTGCAATCTTGTCGGTATTAGCACCGAGCTTCGACATTCGCTTTAAGAATTCATCCGGCATTTTTACTGTTGCATTAGCCACTCTTTACCACTTCCTTTGCAAGTACCTCAACATACATTCCTTTGCCTTTTACATCCTCAACAGATGTTATTTCAAAGAGAGTGTCATCGCAGACAATGGTCATATCTGTAGTGACTTTGAAGTTGGGTATCTTGCGGAACCTAAAAAGGTCGGTGGCAGTAGAGAATGTAGCTCTATTAGCCCATCTCTCACTACCGTGCCGACCTTCTCTGTATGCCCTGATAGATTTCAGGGAGCTGACAATTTCTTTTGAAAAACCCTCGTCATCAAGGGTTATGTCTTTTTTTACAATATCAATAAAGGTGTTCATTTTGCCGAAGCTCATATTTACACCTTCCAATCTCTATCGAGTCTAAGTAGCATATTGACCGTATTCCACACCTGCTGACTTGCCTGTACATTGTCGGCAAAAAAGCCACCCGTTGAACCGTCTCTTGACTCATAAAAATGAGAGGCAAGCATTATAACCGCTTGCTCTGTTGTTGCCGGCATCGGGTTGTTACGGTAGTAGTCTACGGCAATATGCTGATAACTTTCTGCATAGTTAATTGCGGCAGTAATGAAGCTGTTAATAAGCTCATCATCTGCCGAGTGTTCAAGTATTAAGTTTTCCTTGACCTTTTTAAGCAAATCCATTACTGCCACCTCCTAACTAAATCAAGCACCCATCTTAAGGATTTTTACTGCTTCAGGAAGTACGAGCTTACCGTCAACACGCTCCTTAGCGAGGAAGCCAACCATACCATTACCGGCATAGAGTTCTCTGAGTTCTGCGAAAGAACGAGTGCCTCTGTCACCGATGTTGTAGTAACTGAAATCACCAAAGGCGATTACAGGTGTACCTTCTGCAATGGTAGGTACGAAAGGTGAAGTGAGAATGTCGTAACCAAACAGCTTGCCGGGTTCACCTGCCTGATTAGAAGGTTGCCACAAGTACTGTCCGTTTTCGTCCTTGAGCTTACGAATAAGGGCGATAGTTTGGTCGTTCATGATGAACTTGGCGTTCTTTCTGTAAGGACGCTTGAGGGAATACACAAGGTCGATGATGTCATCGGATGTGATGTCCGTAGCGGAAGCCGTTGTAACACCAATTTCACCGCCACCCTCTTCTGCGAAAATGCCGAGAGGCTTACCCTTACCGTCACCGTTAAGGAAGGCATCTTCCTCTGCATTACCGAGGGCCTTACCGAACTGGTCAATGATGTAGCTCTCAAGGTTGAAAGCGTTGTCGTAGAGAAGCTCCTCTGTAACCTTTACAGCAACATGAAGTTTGTGTGCATCAAGGTTAATCTGTGAGAAGGAAGCATCGCTAAATGTAAGCTCACCACCCTCGTCAATCCAAGCCGCCGCAGGTTTTGCACCTGCAATGTTAATCTTGTGCTGACCACTTGTGGTGATTGTTTTTGCAAGGCCTCGGAAGATGTTAGCCTCGGTGAGAACATCGATAAGACGGCTGTCGTACTCTTCAGGTACAAGGTAGCCACCATTTTCATCGATGCCTTCTGAAAGGACATTTGTGATGATTTTGAAGTTTGTGCGAAGAGCCTTAAGCATACCTGCTTTGTACTCGTCACTTGCTCTGCCTGACTTTGATTTATCACTACCGCCCATAGGTTTGCCTACGATAGGTGTGTTTACAGGCTTGCTCAGTTCATTCTCTAAAGACTCCATTGCCTGAAGTCTCTCGATTTCTGCAGAGTAGTTCTGAACCTTCTTTTCCATCTCTGCATAGGTCTTTGCATCCTCATCGGAAAGGAGACCGTCCTTGTCACGGCGTGTTTCAACGAAGGCTTTAGCCGCCTCCCACGCCTTGTTTCTTTTCTCTCTAAGTTCCATTATTGTCATAATAATTACCTCCAATTTTTAATAAGATTCAGCCTATCCATAAGGGCATCAGCTGATACTGTGTTTGACTTTGTTGTAGATTTTTCAATCTTTTTCTTGATGTTGTTAACAACAGTTTTTTGTGAAAACAACATACTGCTTTTAGGAGGGAAGACCTTTTTATCTTCCTCGTCCTCTTCATCATCATCGGTGTCCTCATCAGCACCCTTAGTAGGCTTTTTCTCTTCGGTCTCTTCGTCCTCTTCCTTTTCGTCATCCTCTTCCTCAAACGGGAGAGCATTTCGTTTCATAAGCTCATCTGCGAAACCTAACTCGATGGCTTTATTTGCATCCATCCAAGTTTCGGCATCCATGAGATGAGAGAGCTTCGCACGAGAAAGACCGGTCTTAAGCTCGTAGGCGTTGATGATGCTTTCTTTTACCTGATTAAGCATTTCGATTGTTTTCTGCATTTCTGCAGTATCACCCATAGCGATGGTCGCAGGGTTGTGAATCATAAGCATTGAAACAGGGGACACTAAAACCTTTGTGCCAGCCATTGCAATTACCGATGCGGCTGAAGCGGCAATGCCGTCAATTTTAACGGTTACATTACCCTTGTAGTCCATCAGCATATTGTAGATTTGAGCCGCCGCCACACAGTCGCCGCCCGGAGAGTTAATCCAAACAGTAATGTCACCACTACCTAAATTCAGCTCGTCTTTAAAAAGCTGTGGTGTGATGTCATCATCGAACCAACTTTCCTCTGCGATTGTTCCGTTTAGAAACAGAGTCCTCTGTGTCGTCTCCTCCTGTGTCGCTTGATTCCTCACCGTCTTGCTCTTCCAGTTCCAGAACTTCTTGCTCATCAGCGTTATCCTCCTTTCCTGCAAAAATACCTGCATCAGCAAGTTTCGTCATACCGCCGTTGACTAAGTACAAGTCACCACCCTCTTCAGCAGGGATGCGGTCAAGGTTCTCAAGTTCTCTGATGTCGTTTGCAGACATCCAACCGTTCTGTCGTCCGATTGCATATCCGTTCATTCTGCTTTGATAATCACCTCGAAGCAGACCGTCAACATTGAACTTGATGAACAGCGTTGCCTTGTCGTTTTCTAAAATTAAGGAGCGTATAAGAGATTGCTCCCACCTTATAAGCCAAGGCTCTAAGGTGTATTTAACGAACTCCAAGGACTGCTGTTCAATATTAGAAAAGCTCGACTTCTCAAGGTCACCAACCATGTGGGGAGGGACTCTGAAAATTCGAGCAATTTCATTGATTTGAAATTTTCTTGTTTCAAGAAATTGTGCCTGTTCAGGTGAAATAGAAATAGGTGTATATTTCATTCCTTCCTCAAGCACCGCTATCTTGTTAGCGTTACCACTACCGCCAAAGGTGTTAGTCCAACTGTCTCTGACTTTCTGTGGGTCTTTAATTGTACCGGGATGTTCAAGTACACCACCGGGTGCGGCACCGTTAGCAAAGAACTTGGCTCCGTACTCCTCACAGGCTATTGCCATACCGATAGAGTTTTTTGCCATAGCAATAGGACTGTATCCAACAAGGCCGTCAAAGCCAAGTCCGGGTATGTGCAATACATCAGTCGGCTTTAAGGTTACTGTACTTCCTTTCATTGTCGGTGCCTCTTCGTTTGACCTTTGATAGGTGTAGTAGAGGTTACCCTTTTCATCTCTATCAACAGTCATTTTGTTGGGCATTAACGGGTACAAGGAAATGACTTCACCTTTGCCATTTCGTATAACCTGTGCATAAGCGTTACCCCATAAAAGTAAATGTGTCATAAGGGTTTCTCTGAACACAAAGGATGTCATTTCAGGGTTCGGCTCATCGTGGAGTATTTTATAAAGTGGATTTTCAATTGCTTTTTCTTTGCCACCGTCTTTTGTGTATCGGTATAAGTGAAGCGGCAATGAAGCAACTGCCTCTGCCAAAATACGAACACATGAATACACCGCAGTCATCTGCATAGCCGAGCGTTCCGTTACTGCTTTGCCGGAGGTGGAGCCTCCATAGTAAGCACGATATGAACTGCCGACTGTGCTGTTCTTTATAGGCTTATCACGAGCCTTAAATATTGCTGAAAAAATACTCGTAGCGTTCACGACCTTTCAAAAAAATTAAATAACAAAAAGACCTCTGCTGTCGTACACCGAAGTGCCTGAATCAGCACCACAGCGAATCGCACGGTCAAGTGCCATGATGGTAGCAATAGCTCCGTCAATCTTCTCTGTGGACTTTTCTTTGTCAGGCTTGATGTTTCCTGCAGGGTCTGTTCTTATAAAAATATTATCCATCATCCAACGAAGGACAGGGTGTCCACCGTGGGCGATTTTCTGTTCTAAGGTTAACTTCATAAGTTCCTTTGAAGGTGGAGACATATCTTTGAAACCTTGACCGAAGGGAACAACTGTAAATCCCATACCCTCAAGGTTTTGAACCATCTGTACGGCACCCCAGCGGTCAAAGGCAATTTCTCGGATATTGAATTTCTTTCCGAGCTCTTCGATAAACTTCTCGATGTAACCGTAGTGAACCACGTTACCTTCCGTGGTTTGTACGAGGCCTTGTCGTTGCCAAATGTCATAAGGAACACGGTCTCGCCGGACTCGAAGGTCAACGGTCTCTTCCGGTATCCAAAAGTAAGGTAGCACGATGTATTTATCGTCCTCGTCAACAGGTGGAAATACCAAAACAAAAGCCGTGATGTCTGTGGTGGAGGATAAGTCCAAACCGCCGTAACATACACGACCTTCAAGCTCAGTTTCTAAAACTTTGAAAGCACAGGCATCCCACTTTTCCATCGGCATCCACCTGACTGTCTGCTTTACCCATTGATTGAGTCTTAGCTGTCTGAATGAGTTTTCTTCGCCGGGGTTTTGCCTTGCGGAATCACAAGCCGCCTGTACTTTATCAATGCCTACAGTTATACCAAGGGAGGGGTTGGCTTTTTTCCAAACTTTAGGGTCAGTCCAGTCGTCATTCTCTTCTGCTCCGTAAATCACAGGATAGAAGGTGGGGTCAAATTTCCTGCCTTCAAGAATATCCTTTGCTTTTTGGTGTGTCTCATAACAGATGCTGTTGGTGTCAGTACCTGCGGTGGTTATCAAAAAGTAAAGCGGTTGTGTTCTCGCATCACCTGAACCCTTTGTCATAACATCAAAGAGCTTTCGGTTAGGCTGAGTATGCAACTCATCAAACACAACACCGTGGATATTGAATCCGTGTTTACTGTATGCCTCCGCCGACAGCACCTGATAAAAGCTGTTCGTAGGAGTATACACAATCCTTTTCTGAGAAGTTAAAATCTTAACCCTCTTGTTTAGAGCCGGACACATTCTTACCATATCTGCCGCCACCTCAAATACGATTGATGCCTGTTGTCTATCAGCGGCACAACCATAAACCTCAGCTCGCTCTTCGCCATCACCACAGGTGAGCAGTAGAGCAACTGCGGCGGCAAGTTCTGATTTACCCATCTTTTTTGGTATTTCAATGTAAGCTGTATTAAATTGTCGGTACCCGTTCGGTTTTAAGATTCCAAATAGGTCTCGTATGATTTGCTCCTGCCAAGGTATAAGTTCAAAGGGTTTTCCTGCCCATATACCTTTTGTGTGGCATAGGCATTCAATAAAGCCTACAGCATAGTCAGCCATTGTTTTATCATACACGCTGTCCTCTGCCATAAATTTAGTAGGCTCGTAGTTTTGTAGCTTTTCTATAACAATCACCTCTCTAAAAAAGGCACAAAAAAAGACAGCCTTTAAGCTGTCACTACGAGAGATAGGCCCGAAGGCCCGTCTCGGTTTCTTTTATTTTTTTATAAGGTTATCTTCTCACCGGTTATAATGTCTACCACCGTTGTGCCTTCACCAAAGGTTGCCCTCATTTCCGCCAAATTTTCGGCTGTGTGGCCTTTTTGGTTTTCTCGGTATTGTTTAAGGCTCTCGGCGGTTTCTTCGCTGTTAGCGGCTCGTGTGGCCTCTGTGTCGACTTTGTCGGTGAGTAGTGCAACCTTCTCAAGCAAATCGTCCATCAAAACCCTGCCGATGCAGTTTCTTGCAACGCCCTGCTCATCGATTGTAATCTTGCCGGCTTCAAGGTCGGCTTTTACTCTTGCGAGTTCCTTTTCGGCTTCTGCCTTCCAAAAGGCTCCTAAGCTACCGCTGAGTTCTCTTTGAAATCTTGTCATCGTTGTGTCCTCCGTTGTTTTGTTTTCCCTTTCGGTGTACACATATTAACTCTGAAAGCCACATATAGCAAGACAATTGTGAGGCATAATCTACACAAAGATATTGGAGGAATATTGTGTAGTTTTTTACAACGAGGAACAGAGCCTTTCGGCTCCGCCCTGCAGGGAAGGGAGGCTTATGCTCTCCACATTCTGATTGCCGGGATTGTTGCGAGTTTTCCTGTGTTCCAATCTTTGTAGGAAGCGTTTACTGTTGTTGTGCCTCTTACTTTGAAGCCGTGCTTTTCGAACTCTACAAGGGTTGTTATAAGTCCTGAGTAATTGCAGGAAATTGTGAACTCGCTGATGTTGTTTTCGTTGAGTGCCTTTGCAATCTCCTCAATGTCCTTTTCCCAAATAACCTCGTCGAAGTTCAGGAACTCGTTGTTTGAATCCTGTGTTCTTCTGTAGGCCCAAAACATTGTGCCGTTGATTCCCAAGGTGCTTAAGTCGTTTACCTTCTCGTTGATTGCCTTTTCAAAAAGTGTGATTTTTTTCATTTTTAATTCCTCCAATTTTCTAAGGGGTTTGTTCCCCTTTCGTTGTACCCATATTAACTCTAAAAGCACACTATATCAAGTTAATTATGAGCTATAAACTACACAAAGATAAAGGCTTGAAATTGTGTATATTACAGCAGTTTATGACAACTAAAAACAGAGCCCGGAGGCTCCGCTTTCAGGTGTTTTTATATTTGCTTTAAGCACCACTCGATGGCGTGTCCGCCGTCTGCAAAAACCTCGGTGCTTACCTTGATGCAATTGAGTCGGCATTCGATATCCCCAAGGCCTGTCTCTTCAGGAGTTTCGATAAACTCGTAAACCTCACCTGTGAATTCACCTTTCCAATTACAGTAGGTGAAAAGGACGTGGTCGTTGTATTTTAATACTGCACCGTTGCTTCCGATTGAATCAAGCTGTAACTTCTCGATGGTTGTAAAAGGTTTCATTGTTTTTTCCTCCTTAAATTCCCTGACCCCAAGCAATGTGGTGCTCGGCTCTTTTTGAAATCATATCCTGTCGTAATTCCATAAACTCTTCGTGGCTGAGTTCGTAGTTGCTGTAGGCTTGGCAGGTTTTAATGTGGGCATCGATTAAATTGTTCTGTGTTTTAATTCCTGCGATTTGGTTTTTTAAGGTTTTGTAGGTTTTCATTGTGATTCTCTCCTTGTCTTTTGGTAGTGTCATATTAACTCTAAAGGCACACTATATCAAGTTAATTATGAGGCATAATCTACACAAAGATAAGGAGAGAAAACTGTGTATTATTTACCCTTATTTTCGGTTGTGCTGTACTTCCTAATAACCTCGATTATATGCTCTTGTTCCTCAAGGGGAACGCCTATACTTTGCAGGGCCTGTCGAGTTCCACACTCAGGGCAGATAGGGGTTTTGTTATCCACCCTTGAGAGGGCAGACGGTGCTGTGTAGCGTTGCCCACACAAAGGGCACACAGCGGCTTTTAATTGCTCTTTCATATCTTCACCCCACTGTTCCTTAAAGCCTTTACAAGGAAATCCTCGTCGAATCTAAAGCAACTGTACCCTTCAAGGCAGGTTTCTAAATAAAAGCGACTTGGAATTCCAAGGGGACGCTCTTCGTGCATAATGTACACGAACACATCTCGCTGTCGAACCTTGCCGGTTTTGATTCCGGTTATCGGTAGGTTCATTTCCTTCTTGTAATAGAAGGTGGGGAATCCCTCGTAGTGGTCGAGGGCAAGTTCGTCTCGTTCAGAGACTTCCCACACCGCCACAGGAACCGTGGAACCCTCTTTAGGTTCGATGGTTAAATAAGACCCTGTTTTGCTACCTTTAAAAAGAAGCTCGTAGTTGGGAATTTCCGATGTTCCAATAATCCTTGCTGTGGGACATCTGTGTTTCATTTGTCGTACATTCAGGTTACTGCCGTAAGCAATGTAATACCTTTTAGTCATTTGACTCATCCTTTCTTGAAGGAGCACCCTTCTACCACCTTAAGACCGCCGAAGCGGTCGGGTGAAAAGTAGCATAAGGCTAATCCCTGCTGTTTTCGTTTAGGCTGTTCTGCCGTTTCTAAAGGCTGTGTCACCTGCAAGTCTTTTTGTTAAAACATCTCTTGCTGTTTTGAATTCGTCACCGATGAAGCCAAGTCTCAAAAGCCAAGTTCTCATAGCGTATCTTGGGTTTTCGTTTTGCTGTGGTTTAGGACTTGCTGTTCTTACTTGCTTTGCCATCTGTGTGAGTGCCAAGCAAAGCTGAATGTAACTCTTGAGCTGTCCTGCGTGTAGTCCGTTTCGTCTTCCGTTTGCCGGTGCATCGAATTGGAAAAGTCTAAACTCGATTGTGCCTTTTGTGAAGGTTGAGTGGAGGTTGAGCATGTGGTAGCGGCTGTCGTTGTAGTGATGGTTTCTGCCGAAGGTTGCTCCGTGTGAGCTGTACCAAATGTCTGCGAGTTTTGCCATTGTCTTTGGCTTTTTTCTGTTAAGCTCGTTTAAGAACTGTGTTTCAACCGTTCTGCAGTATCTTGCTGACCTTGTGTGGTCTATGTTGATGGCGTCTATCAAAAGGCTTTCGTGGCTCGCCATAATGTTTGCAAGGTTTCTCAAAGTCTGTGGTGTGTGACCGTTGGCTCCGATGTGAATGTGAACTCCGCATCCTCTTGTTGCATCGCTTTTTGCTCCTGCTTTTCTAAGTCTTCTTACAAGCTCCTGCAAAAGCTCGATGTCGTTGTAGTTTAAAATCGGTGTTACCAATTCGCACTTTTCACCGTCAGGTCCTGCGATGCTAACATCTCTTTGGAATTTCCACTCTCTGCCGTCTTCATCCCAAGCTGACCAAGTGAAGTATCCGTTGCGGTTTGCTGTGTTTTGGTAGCGGCGTGTTCCGAAGAACTCGGCGGCGAGCTTTGCGGCGGTTTCTCTTTTGATGTTGTTCATCTCAATCTCAACCCCGATTGTTTGGTCTTTCATTTCTCTGATTTGCTGTGCTGTTTTTGTGTTCATAATGTGCCTCCGTAAAGTGTTTTCTTTTGTTTCGGTGTGTGTATATTAACTCTAAAAGCACACTATATCAAGTCAATTTGGCACTATATATTACACAAACATTCGGGGTCTATTTTGGTGGTATTGTGTGTATTATTATTCGGTTATTTTCTTACATAAATCTTCGCCATAAACCACTCCGAGGGAAGAGCCACAGTCCCAAGAAACATGTATGGTTCCCATATCGTCAACGCTCTTTACGGTACCCCTACAACCCGGTTTCAGCTTTTTGTTGTAGGGGTCATCCATAGCCAAAAGCTCTACCCTTGTACCTTCCGTGAAAGTTTCCCTTAAGAACTCAAGAGTTCTTTCATTCGGCATCTTCATTTTTAGGCACCTCCTTGAAAGCGGCTGAGCCTGTTAAGTGTTTTAATAAAACTTTACGGTGTGATTTATACTCGTCACCGATGAAGCCAAGTCTCAAAAGGAAACATCTAAAGGCATACTTTTCGTTGGTAACAGTTTTGTCTGTGATGTTGATTCGCTTTTGGTTTCGAGCCATCTCACAGAGTTTGCAAACGAAGGTGGCGTAGGCTTCAAATTCCTCGTGTGTGGTGCTACCCACAAACCAGTCAAATTTAACTTCGGTGTCGGTTACCTCAAGGGGAAGGCTGTCAACATTCAGGGCCTTGCAAATGAGTGGGCCTTTGACCTTTATTAAAACCTTAAGCTTTTCTAAGGCTTCATCGTCCAACTGACTGCGAGGGATAATAACCGCCACGCCTTCAGGCTGTATAGGTCCCTCCTCGCTGTCGGTTAGGTCAATGTCAAAACCCTCTTCATAAATGTGTGTCAGCAGTCTGTTGAAAGCCTCGTTATTAAGGCTGTCGTCTACCTCAAGGGAACCGTCCCTTTTTACGGTGATGCTTCCTATCTTGTATTCGAAGGAAGGTGCTCCGCTGTAATTTGCAGGTAGTGCAAGCCACTTTGAAATGACCTGCACCAGTCTCTTACGCTCAGTTCCTTGTGCGTGAATTGTGATTGTCATCGTTGTGTCCTCCTTTAATTTTGGTAGGTACATATTCGCTCTAAAACGACATTTTATCAAGATGTAATACTACAAAACAATGTAGTTTTATTTCCTGATAGATTGTGTAATAGACACAACGGTTTAGTCGGTTTGGAGTTCTGCAAATTTATATGTCAAGCCGTCACGAACCACGGACACATTTTCAGACGAACCGACCTGCTCAATGTAACGCTTTACGATTACATCGCAGAACTTCTCGTCCAGTTCAATAGTATAGCAAACTCTATCTGTCTGTTCACAAGCAATCAGGGTGCTACCGCTACCGCCGAATGGGTCGAGAACAATAGAGTTGCTCATACTTGAATTTAGTATCGGGTATGCAACAAGCGGAATAGGTTTCATGGTTGGGTGGTCTGAATTCTTTTTAGGTTTATCAAACTCCCATATGGTTGATTCTTTTCTGCCGGTGTACCATTTGTGCTTACCTTTCTTTTTCCAACCAAACAGCACAGGTTCATGTTGCCATTGGTAAGGACTACGGCCAAGCACCAAGGACTGCTTTTTCCAAATACAGGTACCGGATAAATAGAAGCCGGCATCATAGAAAGCCTTTCTAAAGTTGAGACCTTCGGTGTCAGCGTGGAATACATAAATGCTTGAGTCATCAGCCATAACCTTTTCCATATTGGTAAAGGCATCAAGCAGGAACTGATAGAACTTGCTGTTTTCCATGTTATCGTTTTTGATTTTGCCGGCGGTGCCTTCGTAGTTAACATTGTACGGAGGGTCGGTTACAACAAGGTTTGCTTTTTTGTCGCACATCAAAGCATCGTAGGTTTCAGCTTTGGTGCTGTCACCGCAGATAAGACGATGATTTCCAAGTTGCCAAATGTCACCTGCTTTTGTGAAGGTGGGTTTCTGTAACTCTTCATTAACATCGAAGTCATCCTCTTTAACACCTGCTTCAGTATCTGTTCTGAATAACGATTCAATTTCCTGATCATCAAAGCCGGTTAGAGATACATCAAAATCCGCACCTTGCAGGTCAGCAATCAAAAGAGCGAGTTTATCGTTATCCCAATCACCGGAGATTTTATTGAGTGCAACATTGAGAGCTTTTTCCTTTTCCTCGGAAAGCTCAATAACCACACACTCAACCTCGGTGATACCCATATCAATTAAGACCTTAAGTCTTTGGTGTCCGCCAACAACTCTGCCGGTCGCCTTGTTCCAAATAACCGGCTCGACATAACCAAACTGCTCAATGGAGCGTTTCAGTTTTTCGTATTCCTTGTCACCGGGTTTTAAATCTTTACGAGGGTTGTAGTCGGCAGGGAGCAGTTCAGCGGTTTTCTTTTTCTCAATCACCATAGCTGTATACCGCCTTTCTGAGTTCAGGGAGCTTTGAGTAATACTCCCACTTAGCAAGTCTGCCAAAGTGACCGTAACAAGCTGTGTCTGCATAAATTGGACGGCGGAGTCCAAGAGCTTCTATGATTGCCGCCGGTCTTAAGTTATACACTTCAAGCACTGCCTTTTTCAGCATCTCTTCTGAAGCAATGCTTGTACCGAAGGTGTCAATCTCAACAGCCACAGGGTCTGCTTTGCCGATTGCATAAGAAATAGCAACCTGACATCTCTTTGCAAAACCACAGGCCACGATGTTGCGAGCAATTGCTCGTGCCATGTATGCACCGCTTCGGTCAACCTTTGTAGGGTCTTTACCTGAAAAGGCACCGCCACCGTGTGCGGCGTGACCACCGTATGTATCCACGATGATTTTCCTACCCGTAAGACCGGTATCGGCGGCAGGACCACCTTTGACAAATCTGCCGGAAGGGTTAATTAAAATCTCGGTGTCATCATCGAAAGGGAACTGCTCGAACACAGGCCACAGAACATTTGAAATAATATCTGCACGGAGCTGTTTAAGCTGTACATCTTTTTTGTGCTGAACTGAAACGATGATAGAGCTAACACGCTTGGGTTGTTCATCTTCGTATTCAATAGTTACCTGTGCTTTTCCGTCAGGGCCGATGCCCTTGATGATGCCATCACTCATTACAGAGTCGAGCCTTTCACAAATCTTGTGTGCATACATAAGAGAGAGGGGAATCATCTCTGCACATTCATCGGTAGCGTAGCCATACACAGTTCCTTGGTCACCTGCACCGAGGTCACCATACCACTTAGTGGTATCACCTTGTCTGTGTTCAAGAGCTACATCTACACCGTTTTTGATGTCGGGACTCTGTTTGTGTAAATATACATAAATTAAATAAGCAAAAGGGTTATAGCCTATGCTACATAAAACCCTACGAACTACACTTCTGATATTTACATATTTGCTACAGGTGATTTCACCGGCTACGATGATTTTGTGACCGGTGGCCATAACCTCACAAGCCACACGAGATGACTTGTCGAGCATGAGACATTCGTCTAAAATGCTGTCTGCAATAATGTCGCAGAGCTTATCGGGATGTCCTTTGCAGACACTTTCCGCAGTTTTATATTTTTTCATTGTTATCGTCCTTTCCGAGCGGATAATAATCGCTCCATAAAATCGTCTTGTGGACTTGCACCATCAAATTCCACAGAACAGTTTTCTTTCACTACCTGATAAATTGCAAACCAAGTAGCGTTGACTTGTTTGAGGTAGTCTTTGCTCATTGAAACATAAGGACTTGCGATGGCGTTGCCGGTGGTCGGATGCTTTGCAAGGAATCCATATTCAGATATACATTCCTCGCATTGTATCCAACGGCTAACGCTCATAGCGTACTGCTCGATAAGCTGGGTGTTTACTAACTTTTCACAGCCTCGTGCTTTAAGCCATTTATATGTTTCGATGTACACTTGCTCCGCACACAGGTCTTTGCCACTTTTTTGTGTGGCTTTTAAGTAATCCTTCACCGGTGGGATGTCCTCGCCCTCAAATTCTGTAGGTGTGGGCAGGACTAATATGTTGTCGGTTCGACCCTCGCTGATTTTATCTACAAGAGCCTTCGGTTTAGGGCCTGTACCCGGACGGGGACCGCCTCGGTTGGTGCCGTCTTTAGCCATAAATACACCTCCTTGGGGTTAATCCCCTGTTTGAATAGGAAATTTTGTGCGTGATACCCCACGCCCGTTGCTCCGAGTAGCGGTCGTAGAGATTTGACCTCCCCCCGGTCTTAATGCCAACGGTCTCCATGCTGTGCATGAATGCGAGAGTGACACGCTTTACATAAAGCAATTAAATTATTTCTATCGTGAGTGCCTCCTTGGGAGAGGGGTACCTTATGATGTACTTCTTGTGTTGGTGTCAGCTTACCCTCGGCTTTGCATAGCTCACATAGTGGGTGCTGTGCTACGAAGCTGTCACGGATGCGTTTCCACGCTCGCCCGTACCTACGGCGTACAGCAGGGTCCCTGTCGTACTTCTCGTACCGCTTAGCCTCGGCCTTTTGGTGCTCCTCACAGAAGCGACCCTCTGTAAGCCTCGGACAGCCGGGGTAGGAACAGGGGCGTTTAGGTTTCCTTGGCATTTGCTCACCTCCTTTAGGGCATAATAAAAGCCCTGTAGGTGAGGCACCCACAAGGCTCAAGTTTACGCTTTTTGCTAATTATAGCTTAGCATAAACAAGGGGTGCTTATGTGTGCTCAAATGTGCTTAAATGTGCTTATTTCTGCTCAACTTATATGACAATGGGATTATCGGGCATTTTCACCTTGGCAATAGCCGTACTGTGCCACCTGCGAATAGTGCTTTTATCAGCGTGCATTTCTATGGCGATTTCCTCCCATGTAAGGTTCGATATATAGCGGTATCTCAAAACCATAGCTTCATTGGGGTTAGAAACAGCGTCTATAACCTCCCTGATTTGCTTTTTCAAATCAACGAACTTGTCGATTTCGCTATTTATCAAATCTTGCATTTCTACCATCTTGCATATCGTTTTTACAAAAGGTGCCTCGTTTGTAGGGGATGTAGAAACCCTTTCAGATAATTTTGGAGATGAAATTCCGTATATCATCTCATTTAAGGCATCTAATTCCTCGATATGTGAGTTGATTCTTAAATCAAGCCTGTAGGCCTGTCCTAAATATTCGATTATTTTCATTTGCCAAAAACCTCCTCGTTTAATCCCGTGATAATCTCTTCGGGGTTTGCATTACTCAAAATTGAGAAATAATTAGACCTGAAAAATCGCTCGATAGCACGAGCTTTATTTCGAGTGCTGATATCACGGGGATATTTTTTGATAATTCTTAAATATTTCCTATAGTCTTTTACCGCCGATAAAATAATGGCGTTTGCGAGTTCTTCGTATGGGTCAATTCTCATATATCCTCCAAGTTTGCTTTGACAGCCTCAATAAGTGCAGACTGTGTTTCGTTTTTTCTGTGTAAGGCTTTCATAATCTGCTCATCAATGGTTTTTTCAGCGATGATGTGATGAATAACAACCGTGCTTGATTTTTGACCTTGCCTCCACAGTCGAGCATTGGTCTGTTGGTACAGCTCAAGGCTCCAAGTGATGCCAAACCAAATAAGGGTGGAACCCCCGGCTTGTAAATTCAAACCGTGTCCGGCAGATGCAGGATGTATAACCGCTACGGGGATTTTTCCTGCATTCCAGTCGGCAATGTCCTTTGATGTTTTTATCTCACGGATATCAAACCGTTTCTTTATGTTCTCAAGGTCGTGCTTAAACCAATAAGCTACAAGCACCGGTTTGCCGTTAGCGGCTTCGATTAAATCCTCAAGGGCATCAAGTTTCCTGTCATGAACCTTTAATACCCGTTTGTCTTCGGAGTAAATACAGCCGTTTGCGAGCTGTGATAATTTGTTTGAGAGGACAGCGGCGTTTGATGCATCCACCTCATTGCCTTTAACAGAAACCACAAGCTCCTTTTTTAGGGTGTCATAAACTTTTCGCTCTTTATCTGAGAGCTTTACCTTCACCTCGTTATAAACACATTCAGGCATATCCAAATAATCCTGTGCTTTCATTGACAAGGTGATGTCACCGATTTGTTTGTAGATGGCTTCCTCTGCAAAGGGTAGTGGTTTGTATGAGAACACCACCATACCGTTTCTTTTGTCCGGGATGAAGTAGTTGTTTCTGTAATGGCTTATGTATCTGCCAAGCCTCTTGCCAAGGTCAAGAACTCTAAACTCCGCCCATAAATCCATAAGACCGTTTGAGGAAGGGGTGCCGGTTAAACCAACAATCCTTTGTACTTTAGGTCGTACTTTCAAAAGGCTTTTGAAGCGTTTAGCCTGATAGCTCTTAAAGGATGACAGCTCATCAATAACCACCATGTCGAAGTCAAAGTCATAACCGCTACTTTCAATGAGCCAGCTCACATTTTCACGGTTGATTATGTACACGCTGACATTTTCTTTTAGTGCCACTTTTCTTTGTGCTTCGGTGCCAACAACCACAGCGTAGGTTAAACCTTTGAGATGTTCCCACTTTTCAATTTCCGTTGGCCAAGTGTCTCTTGCTACTCGCAGGGGAGCAATAACAAGCACCTTTCTAACCTCAAAGCTGTTTCTGCACATCTCGTTTATGGCTGTTAGGGTGATTACTGTTTTACCTAAACCCATATCGAGAAAAACAGCCGACACCGGATTCTTTAACATAAAGTCGGTGGCGTATGTTTGGTATTTATGCGGTGTATATATCAACTGCTGTCACCTCCCTTTAAGATGTCATTTATAAGCATTTCAATTTGCTCGGTGTTATCTAAGCAGTAAACCAAAAAGCCGAGTGACTCTAACTGTCTTTTTCTCTTTACTTGCAGAGGTCTCAACTTTTTGCCCGTAGCCTTTAACTCCACAAATGCTATCTTGCCATGTGGTAAAAGCACGATTCGGTCAGGCATACCATCATAGCTTGGACTAACAAACTTGGGAGCGAGGCCTCCTTTTGCTTTTACCGACATAACGAATTTCTTTTCAATTGTTGACTCTCTCATTTTTACCTCCGTGTTCCCATTTTTTTCTCACACATGCGTGTATGGATGAATACGCCTGTTTGTGTGCCTTTTTCTCTTTATTTCTTTATTTTTCAATCTAAAAGAAAGTAAAGGAACAAAGGAACAAGACTGCCAAAGAACCACACTATTACTTAGCCCGTGGGCGTTCCCATTGGGTTGTTCCCGTAGGCGTTCCCGTAAGTGGGAACACAGCCTGTTCCGTGTTCCTATGAGTGAAAAAACTATGGGAACATCAATCGGAACAGTTCTTGGGAACAAAAACAAACTGTGGTCCGTAAAGAGGTATCCTTATTTTGCTTTCCACTCGTTTCCAACCGAGTCTCTTTAAAATTCCTGTAAGCTCAAGGCTGTCAGGTTTGCGGATATTAGCTCTGTCCTTGCCAAAGCACTCACACCAAACCTCGATGTTAGAAACACAAGTACGCTTGGCTTTTCCGATATGCACAGACTCGCCAAACTCTGAACCACTAAGGAAGTTTCGTCTTTCAAACAGAGTCATTTTGTCCCACTCGTCCGGGAGCAGAGTTTCGAGGTATTCTTTAACAATACCTTCACGCTCATCGGCTTCCATAGCATCACGCTGTACAGACTTTGCGAGGTCATCAATCTTTGCATCAAGAAACAGCTTCTCGCCGCCTTTAACATAGACAAGAGCCTCTGCCCATATCTGTTCGATTTCATATTGTGTGAGTTCCCACGAGTGTTTGTTGCCACTACCCGGTGTCTTAACAGGCCAAAAGCGGCGGTTACCTGTGGTATCACGAAGGTATCCTGATTCAGCGTTAGTTGTGCCAAAGAACACACATTGACGAAGGTGCGGTGTTGCTCTCCTACCGAAGGAGGCACGATAGATGTCATTCTGACGGGATAAGAAAGAACGCAGGGTTTCAACCTCTGCCTTTTTAAGACCTGCAAGCTCACCGATTTCAAGAATCCAATAGCCTTGCAGTTTCTCGGCGGCGGTTTTATCTTTTGTGTCGCTCAAGTTCAAGCTGTCAGAAAACCACTCACCTGCGAGCTTTGCAATGAGGGTACTTTTACCGATACCTTGTGGGCCATTAAGAACAAGGATGCTGTCAAACTTACAGCCGGGTACAAGCACACGCTTTATAGCCGCACAGATTGTTTTTCTTGTAACGGCTCTTGTGTATTCGTTATCTTCAGCTCCGAGGTAGTCGATGAGCAGAGTGTCTAAACGCTTCTCACCATCCCATTCAGGAAGGCTGTCAATAAATGTGCGGATAGGGTGATATGAACGGTCATCGGTAACCTTCGCAACGGCAATGTCATAGTTTCTCTTTGAGAAGGTTCCGTAGGTTTTGTCAATGTAAGAAACGAGCTGTGCATCGTCAGCATCCCTCCAGTACTTTGAAGGGTGGCTCCAAGGCACATCACCTTTTATTTCCATGCCATCCAAAAGCTGATTGAAAACAATGGAGGTAAGGTTTTTGTCGTTCTCTAAAATCAAAGTGAGGTTGCGGAGTGTGTTTTTGATGTTGCCACTTTTATCAATCTCCAAGTGGTTCTCCCAATCCTCGTCAGTAAATTCTATGTTTGCTTGAGCTTTACGCTCTTCTGCATACACTTCTTTTACTCTGTTATCTTTCAAGGCAAACTCTGTCATAGCCTTAAAGGAAGGGAGTCTTCCAACGGGTGTATCAGGTGATGCTTTGTCATCAAGCTCACCGAAGCGGTGAAGCCTTACGATGTCAAAGGCATTGAGGAGCCTTCCGCATACAGGGTCTGTAGCGTGATGGCTGTAAGCAAACTTGCTGTCGTAAATAACGAGACCTGCGGATGAATCTGCAGGAACATAGTCGTAGCGTCCGTCCATAGTTGACGGCTCATAAATATCCGACAAGAATGTGTCGAGTGCATCTTCGATAGGGTATGCACGACAGAAGGTGCCAACAACGCCCGGCTTTGTTACGGGGTCAGCTTGTTGAGCAAGGTTGTGTTTTATAACCTCTGACTGTCTGCTTGAAACAGGCCAAGTTGAAGTGTCACGCCAATCGTTATACTTTGACAGATATTCGTCCGGGTTAAGAAGCTCGCCCTCAATGGTGTCAAAGAAAAAATCACCGTTTACAGAGGTTGATGGCCAATACATTAGACGACAAGGTTCGTAGGTGGTGTCATCAAAAAAGTCGATGCCGATTTCCTTTGCAACCATTCTGCCGAGAGCCGGGTATTCATCCTCACTTACCTCACGAGCAAGAGGAATGATAAGTCGCAGTCGTGGGTTTTCAGGTGTGTGCTTATGGGTTGAATAAACACAACACATGATGTTATTCCACATCTTGAACTCTCCCCAAAATTCCGGTGTTCCGTAGTCGATGTCGAGAGTAAGCATAGAGCGACACAGGACATTACCGTTTTTTCGTCTACCTTCTTTAAGGTGACCGCCAACAAAACCGCCGACATCTTTGATATCGTCCTGTTTGCCTTTTTTGAGTTTTCTGTATTCCTCAACAGTCTCTGTTGTTCTTATGGTGGAACCGACCTTTTTACAAAAGTCCTCCCAAGGTATATCTCGGTTTTTCCACTTTTTATCCATACGGCTATTGCCGACTGCTATTTTCAAAATAAAACCTCCTTAATCCTTTTTATAAAAATCACATACATAACCGTCAGCTCTTAACAGCAGACCTTCTGCCCAAGAAGGTGGTTGTGCCATAATGGTGCAGATGTCATCGAGTGAAGCGGTAGGAGGAGCCTCAACAACCACTTCATCGTGTACATGCATAACGATGTTGTATCCTGCATCTTTAAGTCTGACCATTGCCTCTGCGAGCAGGTCTCTTGCAGTAGCTTGAACAATGTTTTCTACGAGCTTTGGGCCGTAGGTTTCAAGGCGACACCACTTTTTCTGCTCACCAATACCCTCGTATGTAAGGCTTTCACTTCCGTAGGAGTTGATTCCCATCAGAGGCTTTACATACACAAGCTGTCTGCCGGAAGGAAGCTTTATAAAAAGCATTCCGCTTTGGTATGTAAACTCGATGCCATAAGCGTTTGTGGCCTTTCGGGTTTTAACGCAGGTCTTTGCCGCTTTGTCTATATCCCACCACAGTTTGACGATTTTGGGGTTAGAAAGCCTCCAAGCATCAACAAGGGGTTTTAACTCGCTCTCTGCAATACCAAGGTTTAGAGCACCCATAGCTTTCAAAGCACCGACAGAACCGCCGTAGCCGAGGGCCAATTCAGCAATCTTGCCTTTTTGCCTTAAGTGTCCATTGACACCGTTCTTTTCAACTGGTACATGGAACATCTGAGATGCGGAAGCACAGTAGATGTCACCACCTTGCTCAAATACATCCTGTCTCCATTGCTCGCCTGCCATCCAAGCAATAACACGAGCTTCAATGGCGGCGAAGTCAGCAACAAAAAAGCAGTATCCGGCCAAAGGGACAAAGGCTGTGCGAATAAGCTCCGATAGCACTTTTGGAGTAGGGCCGTGGTTAGTTTCAATCTCGCTGAACCTTCTTTCCTTTACGAGCTTTCTTGCTCCTTCTAAATCGTCAAGGTGGTTTTGAGGGAGGTTCTGAACCTGTATAAGCCTTCCTGCATATCTGCCGGTTCTATTTGCACCATAAAACTGAATAAGACCTCTTGCTCTTAAATCCATACACACGACAGCTTCCATAGCATGGTATTTTTTAACACTACTTTTTGATAGAGCCTGTCTGAGTGCGAGAGCCTCTTTAACATCACCTTCAGTTTCATTCAGCAGTTCAGATACAACAGCCTTTGACAAACTGTCGGTTTTGACACCGTTTGCTGACAGCCAGTCTTTTAACTGCAAAGGGGCGTTAGGGTTATCAAGACCGGTGATGGCTCTTGCTTTTTCTATATGTGTTTCTTTGAAGTTGTCGTTGCATTTGATGGCACCTGCAACCAAGCACATATCGAGTTTTATTCCTCTGTCGTTTATCTCTTGGTCTATGATGTAGTTGTTCCATTCACTTATAGGAACAGGGAACTTTGACAATCGCTTTTTTATAGCAAGTTCGGTCTCGACATCACGCTTGTTGTAATACTTGAAACGCTCCCATCTTTCAGGAGCATCTTCCGGGCGGTGTCTTACAGGCTGACCGAGGCGGTTTTTAGAAGGTGTGCAAAAGTAGCGGATGAGGTCTTTGCCTTCTTTTAACTTCTGCTTTTCTAACTGAAGGACAGCACCCACAGCTTCAAGTGATAAAGGTAAGCCGAGAGTCGCTGACCACACCATCGTGCATCTCCACGAGCTTGGGTCAAGGTAAGTGCCAACATGCAAACCTAAATATTTTGAAATGCATATCCTCTCAAACTGTGCATTAAAGGCCCACTTAATAACCGAGTTGTCTGTGAGGGCATCAAACACATCTTGAGGTAGCTTTTCACCGGCGGTGAAGTCCACCACCTGCACGGGGCCTCCGTCAATGGAATATCCGAACAGTAAAATTTCAAAATCAGGTGCTTCTACATATCGGTACACACCACACTTTTTGAGCTTCTCGGAAGAGAAGGTTTCGATGTCAATTGATAATGTTTTCATAGGTCCTCCTTGTATAGAGCTTTAGGTGGCAGAGTTGTCTCTACCACCTGTTTGGATGTCTTAGGAAAGGAAGTCGTCAAAGTCGGCTGTGAAATCGTCAGCGGCTGAACTCTTACCGCCAAGAGGCTCGCCATCATCAACCTTCTGAATGTTACCTAAGCCACAGGCAATACCACGATTACCGTTTGAGTTGAAGGCATAGAAGTTAATTGACACTCTTGCATAACAGCCTGAGTAAACTTCGGCTCTGTCAAGAATAGGCTTTACAGAACGGTCAACAATCTGAGGTGCAGAGGTGCTGTTGGCATTAATGAAAAAGCTGTTTTTATATGCTTCATCATCACGCTCGATATCACCGTCACGAAGAGGAAGTTTAAGTGCGGATTTGTTTGGAATCTTACCGCCGAACTTACCAATACCTGCCTTGATTGCATTATCAATGGCCTCGTTAATGTCGTTGATTGTTTGTGTGTCGTTTTTAGGGATGATAAGTGACACGCTGTACTTTGGAGTACCTCCGTTAATGGATACTGCTTCCCATACATTCGCATAAGAAAGACGGACGATACCTGTTACTACTTTTGTTGTGTTTTTCTGAATATTTGACATAATAATTACTCCTTTATTTCTTTAAAATCTGTGTTTGCACCCGTTACATTTATAGCCGCACGCTTATCGGATGTCGGAACAAGCGTGGGTTTGCCTTGGGGCTTCGTTACGAAGTTGCCCAACACTTCAGAAAAGGTCTTTTTGCCCATGAGCTTTTCCATCTCTGTTATTGAGATGAGGCTCTTTTTATAGATGTCCTTATACCCGGCATCCATAGCCGCTTGAGCAACAGCGGTTTCATCTGTGTATTTTCGGTTTGTGCGACCTGCAACCAACTTGAATCCGTGCCACTCTTTGCCGTGGCTTATTGCTGACTCTTGTGCATAGGCGAGTATCTCTTTTGCCCATTTGGTAAGGTCATCGAGCTTTAAGAGTATGTCCTCGATTTCTGCATCTGTAAGGAGGGGAGGCAGTTTAAATTCATGTTGTGCGAGTCTTAAGTTATCTTCAGCTCTTGCTCGGCATTTAACAGCCGCTTTGCAGAACTGACACCAACTACCGGGGACGAACTCACCGTTACCTGAAAAAGCAAGTTCCGCTTTAGGTTTAAGTGTGTCCTCTGCCCATTGTTGAAGCTCTGAAACGCTTATAGTCCATGTGCTGACATTCTCTCTACGGGGTTGAAAGATGGTCATTGAAACTGTGTCGATGTTATAAATGAAATCAAACAGCTTCAGAGCACCGAGAGCATAAAGCATCATCTGTGGGTTATTTTCAGCTTCAACTAAAACGCCTTGACCGTATTTAAAGTCGATAATGTGCAAGACTTTATCGGAAACAATAAGGCAGTCACCGGTGCCAAATCCGTCAGGAACATAACAAGAAAAATCGAGCTTCTGTTCAATAAGGATGGTGGGGTCTTTGCAGTACTGTTTTGCATTTTCTATGGACTCTAAAACAAACTGCACATAGTCGTCTGTGTATTCGTCCATTTCGTCACAGTCGTATTTGCTGACCGGTTTTGTAGAACGCATCTTCAAGGCTCGTTTGAGTTTGTGTTCACAAAGGGCGTGAGCCGCCGTACCTTCTGCCGCCGCTTCTGTTTCTCTGTCTTCGAAGTCTTGCTCCAGTCGTGCGGATGGGGTACAGCTCATCCATCTGTGAGCTGATGATGCGGAGAGTATGGCGTGTGCATTAGGTGGCATTACCAATCGCCTCCGCTTCTTTTAGCACCTCAGCATAGTGTTGAGGACTAAGGTTGGTAACATTGGTAGCTCCGTACTTTAGAATCAAGGCTCGACATTCGTCTTTGAAACCGTCCTGCGATTTTCTGACGAGAACATCTCGCACTTGCTGTTCTGTTACGGTAGGAGCTTCCGGTTCGGTATCCTCGGTGTCGTTTTCCATAACTGCATTTGCGATAGCGTGGATACTGTCGGCAAGGCTGTGCAGGTTCTCAACAACATCAAGAAGGAGTTTAATCTTACTCACCACAAGAACCTCCTTCAGGAACCTCGCTGATAGCAATGCAATCAACGGTTTGTCCGGGAACTATGACAGTTACCTGATTTACGGGGCCGAGTAGCTTGTCGAGGAGTCTCTGTCTCATTGAGACTTTCCTGCAAGCTACTACACCGCCGTTGTTGGCTTTGTCTGAAACACTTATTTTTAATTTGTGCTTCACTCTTATCATCCTTTCCAAGGGGTTGGATTTTTTATCCCCTTCACCCTTAAGCCACGGGAAAGGCAAAAGTAAACGGTCTAAACTAAAAATTTTCTTAATTTTTTTACAGCTCTTTCAATCGCCTGTCGAACAGCCGCTTTTGTAACGCCCTCTTCCTCGGCAATAGCGGTCTTTGTGCGACCCTTAAAGAAATGCTCCTCAATTAGGTAACGCTGACGAGGTTCGAGCATTTCCAACGCTTTATATAGGTTTTTGTAATCGACATTCTGAAGAGCCTCTTCCTCGACATTTGTTTTGTCAGCTACTTCGTGACCTTCACAGCTATACACTTCGAAGGAACAATGGCGGCGTGTTTCTTTGTGGTCGTTGTTGTACTCTTGACGGTCGAGGTCAAAGACTATGTTTGCCCACTTCTCTGACACCTCGATTTCAACTGTTTCTTTTTCGAATTTGTAAACTACTTTCATGACTGGTCCTTTCCGCTGATGCAGTCAGGACGAGGCATAAAAATAGGTCTGATACCAATCGGTACCAAACCTCGGCTAAAAATGGGTGCACAAAGGTAAGGGTACCGATTTCACACCTCCACCTCCGGTAAAAGGTTTAGGTGCAATATCCGTATCCTCGCCCTGATGTACACTCAGGCTTGAATATATTTTTTTAAGAGTTTAGAAAATAAAAAAAGCCGACACAAACAAACTACAGAATTTAACTGTAGCTTGCTCATGTCGGCGTAATTCGTTAATCGATTTCGCTCGTAGCAAAGAGCAGTATTAAGTTTTTAAGCGAGAGCCTCATCGGGTGGGTTCTCTGCTTTATGAGTAGCATTTTTAAAGGCGTTTACGGCCAAGTGTTCCCATGGCACTTCTTCTTTTTTCTTGCCTTGTTTAACTTCGATGTAAAGTTTGCCATCATTTTTAAAGTAGGTAAGACCGAGATTTATGCCACCGGGAGTTTTAAGCATATTAGTCCTCATCTATTACCCTCCTATTAAAACGGCAAGCCGTCGTCTGACACGGGGTCATCTTCAAGGTCATCATTAAAGAAGGCGTCGATGGCTTCTTTTAATCCTTTCTTTACCATAGGATGTTTTGAGTAATCAAAAATAGCTTTATAAAGGTCATCAATAAGAGATGCGAGGGTAGAATCTTCCTTGTTACTACATAAGAACTGTCTTCCTACGCCCGGCTTGTACATCCATATTTCTTTTGCATAATCCGTTTCTTCGTTTCTGTTTTCCTTTCTTATAGTGATATTCATCACATACAGCATAGCACCGTTTTTCATTCTAAGAGCGTAGCTTGACTGATAAGGTATGGTAAAATATTCAAATGTGCGAGACTTAAATACACATTCTCTGAAGGTTTTTGTGCTTTCGTCCTCATAGGTTAATTGGAAGTGTTCAAAATCAAAGAGAGGATGATATGGTTCACCGTTGTCGTCCAAGGGTAAATCATTAAGGTAATCCTGCGATTGTCTATCCCAAGCTAATTTACTCTCTCTTGTGTCACTTGTTAGTTTTTCAACAAAACCTACAAGGTATCTTTCTGTGGGAGACATAACAGACAAGTCAGCGGATAAAAGGGTGGAGACACTTATTTTCAAAGCCTCTGCCGCTTTCATTACAAAATCTACAGCAGGTTTTTTGGAGTCCTCTTTGCTCATACGGGACACATACCCTGCACTAACACCGGCTTCAGCTTCAAACTCACCGATTTTCTTGCCCAGCTCTTTGAGCATAAAGGAGATGTTATCTAACATAAGTTGTTTATTAAATTCTTGACTCAAGGTGCTCGACCCCTTTCTTTTGGTTTCTACAAATATCTTAACACGCATTTGTAGATTTGTCAAGAAAAATATTATTCTTGCAAATATTACAAAAGAATACAAAAATCTTGTTAAAAGTATAAAATTCGACAAAATATAACAAATGGACTTGAACGACAATTCAAAAGCCGGCATAAACACTTACAACAGGACTGTAAGACATTTATGCCGGCGTAACTCGCAATATCGGATACCCTCGGTCTATGGTTTTTTAATTAGATTCAGCTACCATCATTTCAACTAACTGGCTCATGGACACTACTTCGTATTTATTCTTGTTAGGCTTTTTTACCTTCAATGCCAATTCCCCGGTAGCGGTTCTTACACACTCACCTAAAGTAATCTTCTCTTTAGGGGTTTTTACAAACTTGACTTTCCTCATTATTCATATTCCTTTCATTCGTTAAAAGTTGTGCTCATTTTTAATATGGGTGCTGATTATTCACCGGAAAGGTAAGTGTTTCTTTTTAGACCGCCTCCACTTCTTTAACCTGCGTGTCCTTCGCTCCGGGGCATGAGCGAAAGATACAAATAGAATGTATGTTCGATAATTTAATTATAGGAGCATTTTTTGCATCTGTCAAGGTAAAAGTCACAATTTTGTAGTTTATTTTCAAAACAGCGATAAGTCCTGATTATGGTACAGGTTGTATTTTATAATTAAAGGTTATGCCTTCTTTCGCAGGTGCCATAAATAGAAAAACACCGAAGCCATTAAGCTCCGGTGCTTGATTACTTTTGTTTCTTGTACAGTTCAACCATGAGGCTCTCGATGGTGTCTTTTTCTTTATCTGACAAGCCTTCGTTAGGACGTTTGTCGTTTTTGAGAACCTCTATAAGGGTGTACACTAATGTTTTTTGGTCGTCACTTAATCCGTTTAAGGATACCATTTCGTTCTTATCAATGCCCACAAGGTAGTCCAATGAAACATTTAATACAACCGCTATATCCACAAGGGCTTCTAAAGGTGGGATTCGAACATTGTTCTCGTACCCCCATATAGCAGTTTTGCTTTTGTTTATTTTCTTACCTAATTCACTTTGTGACAGGTTGTGTTTCATTCGCAGTTCCTGAATTCTTAAACCAAAATCAAACACACTACTCACCTCGCAAGTTTCATATTAGTAATATTTTAATACGCTTGCGTTTCATATGAGTAACCGATATAATGGAGATAGGTTTCATATGAGTGAACTTTTTTGTGTATGTCGTTTACTGAGATGAAACAAACACAGACCGGATTTTTGGACTTTTATTCTTTTATAATAATGGTAGGAGGTGCAGAAAATGAAATTAATATTCTGCGTAGAAAAAGGAAAAGGTATGATGTTCTTTGGTAAGAGACAATCCCAAGATAGCAACCTTAGAGCGAGGCTTATGGAGATGACTGCAGGAAGCAAACTGTGGATGAGTACATACTCTGCTAAACAGTTTACTGAACACAGTTCCTTTATAACTGATGATGACTACATCAATAAAGCCGGAGCTGATGACTACTGCTTTATAGAGGATGGTCCATACTCTGCTGAAGGTGTGTCTGAAATCGTACTCTGTCATTGGAACAGGAAATATCCTGCTGACAAGTATTTTGACATTGACTTAAAGGGTGAGGGTTTCAAAAAGATATCGACAGAGGACATCGCAGGTTCTTCTCACGACAAAATCACTATTGAAGTTTGGAGGAGAGAGCCTTGAGAGTGTTTGGTAAAATAGTGCAATGGTTCTTTGTTGGTGTTTTTGTTATCTTGGCGTTAGCTACAGGTTGGCACATTTCGAGCTTTTTCTTTGTGTTAGCGGCGGCGTTGATGATGCCTATAAAACCACTCAGAGAACTGCTTAAGAATAAACTGAAGATTAAAAGCGGCATAGCTATTTTGCTGTCGGTAGCGGTGTTGTTCACGGGCGTAATGCTTACCCCTGTAGGCTCGTTTGATAATGACGATGATTATCAAATACCTGATTACGAATACACACTACCTGCAACAAAGGATGAGACTCCAACAACAGAGGCGACAACTGAACCTCCAACAACGGCCACGGAGCCAACAACGGAGCCTCCAACGACCGTACCACCAACAAAGGCGGCAGTTGGAAACGGTGAGCCTGAAAAGGCAAATCCGTCAAACATTCCTGAATATTCAGGAACAGCGTATACAGTATTAAATGATAATATACCTAACTTTAGCTCTGCAGAGCTTACCACAAAGGGCTATGAGAAATACAGCTCCCTTGACAGTTACGGCAGATGCGGTGTTGCACTTGCTTCTTGTGGTAAAGAGATAATGCCTAAAGACGGTGAAGAGCGAGGCAGTATCAGCAGTATAAAACCGTCAGGTTGGAAACAGGCAAAGTATGATGGTATATCCGGTGGTTACCTTTGGAATAGATGTCACCTTATAGGTTGGCAGTTATCTGCGGAAAATGCAAACAGAAGTAACCTTATAACCGGTACACGCTATATGAACATCGAGGGTATGCTTACCTTTGAGAATATGGTAGCCGACTATATAAAGGAAACGGGCAACCATGTAGCGTACAGAGTTACACCTATTTTTGAGGGCAGTAACCTTGTTTGTAGCGGCGTTCAGATGGAGGCATACTCTATCGAGGATGACGGTGACGGCATTTGCTTCAATGTTTATTGTTATAATGTTCAGCCGGGCATAACAATTAATTATGCGACAGGTAGCAGTTCAGGTCCAAGCGTAGAGCCTGAAACAGACCCTCCAAAGGTGGAGGAGCCGGAATACAATAACAATAATAATTCCGGTGGTTCAATGGTATGGATACCGCAGTCCGGTAGCAAGTACCACAGTAGGTCAAGTTGTAGCAATATGAAGAACCCATCGCAGGTGACACAATCTGATGCAGAATCAATGGGTTATGAACCGTGTAAAAAGTGTTATTAAATAATCGAGGAAGGTTTAGGCCTTCCTCTTTTTTTTTTGTAGTCCGTTTTATAGGACTTAATAGGGTGTATAATAATTACATAAGATTTAGAATTAACATTTGTATTTTCATTGAACTTGACAAAAAGCTATGTTATAATAATTCTAATTATAAGTAAAAAGATGCACCAGTCACATAAATAAGAATTGATTAATCAAAGGTGATTTACATGAAAGAAGCAGAACAGAGAATACAAGCAAAAGCCTTTGCTGAGTATTGGGCAGAAAGAGGATATGAGAAAGGTGAAAGCCAACCATTTTGGATGGAGCTTTTGCAGAAGGTTTACGGAGTTGAAGACCCTGCTCATTTTATTATTTTTGAAGAGAAGGCTCAGCTCGACCACGCCAGTTTTATAGACGGTCATATCCCTTCAACACATGTTTTAATAGAACAGAAAAGCAAAGGCAAAGACCTCAAAAAACCTATCCGTCAGTCGGATGGGTCTTTGCTTACGCCTTTTCAACAGGCACAGCGTTATGCTTCAACATTACCTTACTCACAGCGTCCAAGATGGATTGTAACTTGTAACTTCACCGATTTTTTGATATACGACTTAGAAAGACCTAATTCAGACCCTGAGCATATAGAACTGAAAAATTTACATAAAGAGTATTATAGATTGCAGTTCTTGGTAGACAAGGACGATGAGAACATAAAGAAAGAACTCAAGGTGTCTATTGATGCCGGTAAAATTGTTGGTAGATTGTATGACGAGATTCTAAAGCAGTACCACAATGCCGAGGACGATGCCGTTCTTAAGAGCTTAAATATGCTTTGTGTACGACTCGTATTCTGTTTGTATGCAGAAGATGCAGGTGTTTTTGGTGGACACAATAAGTTTTATAATTACATCAATTCTTTTTCTGCTCGTGAAATGAGAAAGGCATTGATTGACCTGTTCCGTATGCTTGATACAAAGTATGAGGACAGGGATGAATACGAGGATGAGATGTTGCTGTCATTCCCATATGTGAATGGCGGTCTGTTTGCCGATGCCGATATTATAATTCCTCAGTTTAGCGATGAAATTAAGGAGATACTTCTTGAGAATGCAAGTGCCGACTTCGACTGGTCAGAGATTAGTCCTACTATATTTGGTGCGGTATTTGAAAGTACATTGAACCCTGAAACTCGTCGTAGTGGCGGTATGCACTATACCTCTATAGAGAATATCCATAAGGTTATAGACCCTCTGTTTTTGGATGAGTTGTGGGCAGAGTTTGAACAGATAAAAGAAACTAAAGTTACAAAAACGAGAGAAAAGAAACTAAATGATTTCAGAGATAAACTCAGCGGTCTGACATTTTTAGACCCTGCTTGCGGTTCGGGTAACTTCCTGACGGAAACATACATAAGTCTTCGCCGCCTTGAGAACGAAGCACTAAAAGAAATCTACGGTGACCAAATCGTTATTGATACCGGCGGTATAATTAAGGTGTCAATTGGTCAATTCTACGGTCTTGAAATCAACGACTTTGCAGTAACTGTTGCTAAGACTGCGTTGTGGATAGCTGAATCGCAGATGATGAAAGAAACCGAGGAGATAGTTCATAAGAACCTTGATTTCTTACCTCTTACTTCTTATGCCAATATTATCGAAGGTAACGCTCTTCGTATAGACTGGGAAGATGTAGTACCAAAGGATAAACTCAACTACATTATGGGTAATCCACCGTTTGTTGGAATGAGAAGCTGTACAGATGAGAATAAAAAAGATATGAGCTTAACCATACCATTAAGTAAATATAAACAGTTGGATTATGTTGCATGTTGGTATTTTAAGGCTTCTAAATATATAAATGGAACTAATATTTGCTGTGCATTTGTTTCAAGTAATTCCATCACACAGGGTGAACAAGCTCTTACCATATGGAAATACTTGTTTGAAGTAGAAAAAATATATATTAACTTTGCATACAACACTTTTAAATGGGATAGTGAAGCGGTCGATAAGGCCCATGTCCATTGTGTTATTATTGGATTCTCTAAGAATAATAATTTAGAAAAAGTGTTATTTACCGATCAAAAGTTTTTAAGATGCAGTAATATTAATCAGTATTTGGCACCTGCAGATAATATATTTATTGACAAAGTTGGAAAACCGCTATGTGATATTCCTAAAATGACAAAGGGAGCACAACTAATTGACGGTGGCAATTTTATAGTAGGCAATGAAGAAGAATACCGTGCAGTTATTGATAAAGAACCTGAAATAGCGAAGTACATAAGAAAATATTATAATGCAAGAGATTTGCTGAATAATGGTGAGGAAAAGTATGTGCTATACTTAGAAAATTGTTCTCCTAAAGACCTTAGAGATAGTAGTTTTATAAGGAGCAGAGTAAACGCTGTGTATGAGTTCAGAGCCAATAATTCGAGCCCTTCAACTGCCGCTCTTAAGGATACTCCATCAAGATATTTTCAACCACAGGTGCCTAATGGGAAAAGCGTTGTTGTTCCGGTAGTATCATCTGAAAATCGTAAATATATTCCAATATGTTTTATGCCGGAAGGTATGGTTTATACCAATGCTTTGTTTTTTGTAGATAATGCGGATATTTATACATTTGGCATATTAACTTCTAATGTTCATATGGCGTGGATGCGAACAGTTTGTGGCAGATTAAAGAGTGATTATAGATATTCAAATACAATGGTTTATAACACGTTCCCTTGGCCTAATCCGACAGAAGAACAAAAAGTAAAGATAGAGCAAACAGCACAGGCTATTCTTGATGCTCGTGCGTTGTATCCTGATAGCTCACTTGCCGACCTTTACGATGAGCTCTATATGCCACCAGAGCTTAGAAAGGCACATCAAGATAATGACCGTGCAGTTATGCGAGCTTATGGCTTTGACATTAAGAACACAACTGAGTCGTCTTGTGTGGCAGAGCTGATGAAAATGTATCAGAAGTTAACATCACAATAACTAAGAACTAAAACAACACTTTAAGGGAGTGGATGTTATGAAAAAAACAACTGTAAAATTCATTGCAACACTAATGGCTATGTTAATGTTTATTACTGCTTTGCCAGTGTCGGTATCTGCCGCAGATGTAACAGCTCCTGTTCTCGAAAGCATATCCGCAGACAAGACACTTTTATCAGCAGGTGAAATAGTAACATTTACAGCTACCGTAGTGGATGAGAGTAATATCAGTCTTGCTTATATATCATATGAGAGACCTTCCGGTGTTAGTGAATCCATAGCCTTGACTAAAGTAGATGATGGTGTCTACGAAGGTGAGCTTGCAGTAGCGGATGACACAGAATCAGGCGTTTGGAATGTAATGTATATTACGCTCATTGATAAATATGAAAACACAACAACGGTGGCTAATTACCCTCAATATACATACGGAGAGGTCAAGCAAGATTTGTCTCATTTGAGTTTTGAGGTAGTGGGTACAAATGCGGATATAGAGTCTCCGGTGCTGACTTCCATTGAAATGGACAAGTCCCTTGTTTCTTTGGATGAAACTATAACATTTACTGCGACAATAACGGATGAGAGCTATATTAGACTTGCCTACATAACCTACGAGAGACCATCGGGCATTAGTGATACTGTAACCCTAAAGAAAGTGGGTGAAGGTAATACTTACGAAGGCAAGATTACCGTGGGCGAACAAACAGAGTCGGGTGTTTGGAATGTAAAATATATTACACTTTATGATAAATACGAGAATAAAACAACTGTTGCTAATTACCCACAGTATACCTATGGTGAAGTGAAGCAGGATTTGTCGCATTTAAGTTTTGAGGTAATAGGCACTAATGCAGATACAGACCCTCCTGTGTTGGTTTCCTTTGAGATGAATAAAACCTTTGTTTCTGTAGGCGAGACTATAACCTTTACTGCAGTCGTTGATGACGAAAATCCTAACAGTTATATATACATAAGTTACGAAAGACCTTCAGGGGTTAGTGAGAGCGTTGTTTTAAATAGGATTTCCGACAGTAATACCTTCCAAGGTGAATTTATAGTAGACGAGGAAACTGTATCAGGAGTATGGACTGTAGAGTATATTTCTATGGATGACAAAAATGATAACTCAACGGTTATTGCTAATTCTCAAACTCATCATTATGGAACTACTAAACAGGATTTGTCTTATCTAAACTTTGAGGTTAAAGAGTTAGAAACTGGTGGAGATGCCACAAGTCACATAGTGATTTTTAAAGATGGTTTTGGTGCGACTGTAAGCACACAAAGAGTTATAGATGGTGAATCGGCAATCGAGCCTAAAGCACCAACAAACGAGCTTTATATATTTAATGGTTGGGATTTAGACTTTTCTAATGTAACTTCTGACATGACAATTACAGCACAGTGGGTGGTTAACCCTGATGTAGAATACGATTATGAAGTTGAGGTTGGAGAGGCTTTTGAGATAGAAATATATTCCACGGCTTCTCAGACATACACTATTACTTGTAGTGAAGATATAGAGTTCGTTTATAATTTGGTATCTTCAGGAATGACAGTTACTGATAGATTGTATTATACAAAGGGATACGAGGTGGTTATGTACGAACCGGGTGCATATTTGCTTTCTGTTCACGGTCCTTATAGCTCAAATATTTTGACTTATAAAGTTAAGGTGGATGAAGAGAGTGGCACAGATATTCCAACAGAACCATCTACAGGTGGTAATGTTGTAGCTCCTGATAACCCACCAATCACACCACCTACACCATCGGCTTATGATAATGGTGATGTTGACCTTGACGGCAGAGTAACCATAAAGGATGCTACACAAATTCAACGACACCTTGCTCAACTTACAACACTTGATGATATTGCTTTATCTGTAGCGGATACGGATAGTGATGGTAGAGTAACAATTATGGATGCGACTCGTATACAGAAGTTTCTTGCACAGCTTATTCCGGGTCTATAAATTGACACGATAGAGAGGTTGCTTTTTATGAAATTAGGTAAATTACAAGAAGTAGATATAAGAAAAGTATGGCATCATGAGCAGTATGATTTTTCAAAGTGGCTTGCAAGTGAGAGCAACATACAAGAGTTAGGCGATGTGCTTAATCTTTCGCTAACCGATATTGAGACAGAAAAGTTTGTAGGTAATTATCGCTGTGACATTCTTTGTAAGGATGAAATAACTGGAAAAACCGTATTAATTGAAAACCAGTTAGAGCCTACAAACCACGAGCACCTTGGTAAAACCATTACTTACGCATCAGGCCTTGATGCCTCTGTGGTTGTTTGGATTGTTGCTTCTGCGAAACAGGAACATGCAAGTGCCGTAGAGTGGCTCAACAAACATACTGACGATGAGCTTGCATTTTTCTTAATAGAAGTTCACGCCTATAAGATTGGAGATTCACAGCCAGCACCGCAGTTCAAGATAATAGAACAGCCTAATGATTTTGTTAAAACAGTAAAAACAATATCTAAGCGTTCAGATATTAGTGAGACAGAGAAAAAGCGTTTAGAGTTTTGGACTATGTTCAACGATGTGCTTGAAGAGCGTGGCAAGCCTTTTAATAAGAGAAAGGCTAATACAGACCATTGGTACTGTGTAGCTATGGGTACATCAGAGTGTTACATATCTATGGACCTTGTAAACAAAGAGCATAAAATAAGAGTCGGTGTGTGGATTAACGATAACAAGGAACTGTTTGATTATTTCTATTCAAATAAGGAAGCCATTGAAACTGCTTGCGGTATGGAGTTAACATGGGATAGGCTTGATAATAGAAAAGCCGCTATGGTATGCACCTATATTCCAGAGTTGAACTTTAACAATCAAGATAACTACCCTGAACTTATGAACGCCGCAATTGATAAGGTTTTATTACTCAGAAAGGCTTTTGCACCTTTTATAAAGTAAGTTATTAAAACAACTGATTTTTCAAAAACTCTATTTTTATAGGAACGGAACAACAAGAAATACGATAGCCTACAAAGAAAAACGATTACCCCATAAAGAAAAACGGTAGTTAAAACAAACAAACTACCGGCTATAAAAAACGAAAAAACTCCCTGAATTTAAGGTTAAAATCATACCTTAAACAGGGAGTTTGTTTTTGCAAAAATGCCTGAAAACGGCTTGTTTATGGGAAAAGTAAAGGACTACAGCATTGTATCAATACCGTAGTCCTTATTTGGCA